TCACTCGGCCCGCATGGCGTTCATCACGCGGCGGCACAGCGTCTCGTCGAGCAGCATGTCGGCGAACTCCCACGAGTACGCCGTGACCTCCTCCTCTTGCAGGTTCACGACGTCGACGGTCGATCGGAACAGGAACCGGAAGTCGTAGTGGGTGTGCTCGGGCTCGGCTTTGATGGGGTTCGCCGGGATCGTGTGCGCGTCGATGTGCAGCGGTACAGCGGAGTCAGCCACGATCCGCGCGCGGTCGACGCCGGCCTCTTCGACGAGCTCGCGCAGCGCAGCCTCGCGCAGCGTCGAGTCGTTGTTCTCGCAGTGCCCACCCGGAAGCAGCCACTTCCGAAGCGCCCGGTGCTCGATCAGCAGCACGCGGCCGTCGGGGCGCAGCAGGATCGCGCCGGCCGTGACGTGCCCGCCGAACGATTTGCGGGACGAGATCGCGTCGCCGGTCTGGTCGACGACGTCGTCGAGGGCGGACAGCTCCCCCTTCTCCTCCGGGTACTCGTCGAGGTAGGCGGCGAGCGTCTCGCGTACGTGCTGTGCCGTGATCGGCATGGGGGCAGCTCCTATCGGTTGAAGTAGTTCAGCCATGTGTCGGCGATGATGCGGCGGTCTGCCGCGGTCGCCTCGTGCATACCGGCCGCGAGCTCGCCGCGGGTGAGCATTCGGACACCCGCGAGGATCTCGGCCTGGACGAGGAAGATGAACGGGCCCACCGATGCGCCGTGCAAAAAGTTGACGGCGTTCCCCCCGTTGAGCAGGTAGAAGAAGTGCCCCGTCGTCGCGTACCGGGTGACGTGTTCGCCGACCGGTGTGCGGGTGTAGACGTCGGGCAGACCCTCGAGGTCGAGCTCGTCCTCGCTACTGGTAACGGTCGCCAAGTAGGCGCCGTTACGCAGGTGTGGGAAGTCGTCGCCACGCAGCGACATAGCGCCCGTGGCGCACAGCACGAGCCCGGCCGCCGCGAGCGCGGTCTCACGGTCCCGGGCGACCGTGAACCCCTGCGAGAGCGCCTGTGCGCGGCGTACGGGGTCGATGTCGTACACCGTCACCGCGACGTTCTTCGCGTGCAACAGACGCGCGATCGAGCTCCCGAGCTTGCCGAACCCGATCACGAGGGCGGGCCGGCCGTGCATGATGTCGCCGCACTCGCGCATGAGTGCCTCGGCTGAGAACGCGACGCTCTGCCCGACCAAGTAGTCTTCCGGGTCCTTGAGCGGGCTGCGCGCCACGCTGACCACCGGGCAGGGGAGCTTGTCGCGGCCGGCGTACCTCTTGTGCCCGTTCTCGGTGTCCTCGACGACGCCGACGATCCGGCCCGAGAACCGGTTGCACAGCTCGTCGAGGACCGGGGCGAAGTAGCCGCCGACGTCGAGCAGCACGACGTCGGCGCCGGCCGCCCGCCCCTCGAGGTAGTCGAGTGCCGCGTCGGGCTCCTCGAACATGCCTCGGGTGAGGGTGTCGCACTGCACGGTCTTCTCGACGGCGCGTCGTGCGACCGGGTTGATCGATTTCGGCTTGGGCAGCACGGCCCGTAGGTCGGTCTGCGTGGCGACGGCCCGGACGAAGTGGGGGCGCTCGGGCAGTAGGTGCGTGATGAGGAACGATGCGGGCCGCTCGGTGGTGGCGAACTGCTGGGCTATGCGCCCGAAAAACGAGTCGAGGCGGACGCGTTCGAAGGCTTCCATGCCTTCCCCTTTCGGATCGGTCGAGCCGTGCCGGGGTTGCGCGGGATGGGTCAGTGGACGGGGCGCAGGGTGCGCGGCCGTCGGTGCCTGCCTCGGTCCGTCGAGGGCCGGGTGCGGGCGGTGAGCGCGGGGGTCTGTGGGGGCCGTCGGACGGGTAGCGGGTCGACGCGTAGCTCGTAGCGGGCGCCGTAGTCGGTGACCGTGAGCACGTAGGGGTGATCCGCGGCGAGGGTGCGCAGAACGCCCTCGTACCGGTCGCGGCTGTCGGCCCACGCGTGCAGCGTGGCGTCGGGCCGGGGCCCGTCCGGCGGGAACTCGATCAGGGGCGCGCCCTCGAGGTAGTCGGCGGTGGGCGCCGGGGCGAGCAGCTCGGCGTATCGGCCGGCCGTCGCACGGGCCCATCGGGCGGCGAGTCGGGGCGTCGGCGCGCGGTACGTCGCGAGGATCGCCTCGTATCGGCCGTCGAGGGAGCGGGCGAGCAGTTCGCATCGGTAGGCGTAGCGTCTGGGCACCGTGGCACCTCCGCAGCGGGGCGGGAGTCGTGGGGTGTGCGCTGTCGGTTTGGGGCCCCGCCCGCCCGGCCGCTCGTTCTTTCGGCCGGCGGGGCGGGGCTGTCGGGCCGCTCGGGGGGAGCCACGGGGGATGGACTCGACCGCCGAGCGACCCTGTCTTAGGGGTGCGCCCGGGTGTGTATGCGTCGGGCCGGGACAGCGACGCTCGCCGCGGCGAAGTACAGCCGGCCCGATTTCGTCGACGTCACGAGGTACTCGTCGACCGCGGGGCCGACGGCGGCGGCGGGCAGGGGGTCGAGGCCGACGGCGATGAGTACGTGTCCGATCTCGGTGATCACCTGCCCCCAGTGCCCGGCGCGGGTGGTCAGCGCGTGCTCGGTGCCGTCGAGGCGGACCAGGACGACGCCGTTGTGCACGGCGATCCGGTCGCCGACGTCGGGCAGCGTGCGGTCGGCGGGGGCGGCGCCGAGGGCGCGCACGATGCCGAGCATGCGGGCCTCGATCGCGGCCGCGGTGTCGGCGTCGCGGCGGGGCTCGGGGTGGGTGATCAGCATGGGTGCGAACCCGTCGCCGTCGAGGGTGCGGTCGACCCACGGGCGGACGCACAGGGACGCGATCACGCCGGGGGTCGGGGCCGGGTAGAGGTCGACGGGGCTCATCCGAGGGCCCCCTCGATCCCGAGCAGCGCGGCGGCACTGACGTACGCGCCGTACAGCGCGTCGGCGTCGGTGAGCACGTCGCGGTCGTCGCGCGGCGGCACGGTGGCCCATGCCCGGCCGTCGTGCTCGTACGGGCCGCTCATCACGGGGTGCGGGATGCGCAGGGTTGAGCCGTCTCCGTGGACGGTGACGCTCGGCAGGTTCCAATCAGCCGCGGTGCCCACGGCGACGAGGACGAGGAACCCGTCGGGCGTGCTCAGGATCGGGCCGAGCTGCGCGTCGGTCGACTTGAGCTGTCGCAGTGCCTCGCTGCCGGCCTCGACGGGGAGCTGTACGACGTCCCACGCCTTACCGGCCGGGACGGTAGCGAGGCGGCCGTCGTGCCACGCGCGCAGGACGTCGCCCACGCTCGCGCCGCTGCGCTTGATCCAGCCTACGGGGGCGAACTCGTCGTACCCGTTCGCCGCCTCGGACAGGTGGGCGCGGCGGACGCGTTGACCGGCGGTGTGCCTCGGCTGTGCGGCCTCGGGTGTCATGGTCACTGCTCCCCCTGCGCTCTCGACTCGTCGGGCTGTTCCGCCAGTAGCCGGCCGAGCTCTGCGTACAGGTGGGTCGCCTCGTCGAAAGTCATCACGAGCTCGCCGTCGCCCACGTGCAAGCCGTCGTTGACGACCCACAGCGGGAGCGCCACGCGCCCCGCACCGGTACGTCGTAATGCGCGTCCGGGGAGACGTTCGATCCGGACGCCCTGGTTGGGGTTCGCGGTCTTGCCCGCGCTCTGTCGCCTCTGAGTCGCCGTCATGTAACGGACCGTAGGGGGCTCACAAGGAAGCGACCCGGAAGATTCTTCCGGGTCGCCTACGGTTCCGGGTAGCGGACGGCTCGTCAATTACGCGAGCACGCCCACGTGTTCGGCGATTTTATGCAGCTCAGCGCGCATGTGCGGCCGGGGTCGCTTCATGAGAGATTGCACCGCTTCCCGGACGAGCGGGAAGTACTTGATCTCTTCGGGTGACGCTTCCATGATCTGTCGCAGCATGTGCAGCGTGGCGTACTGGTCGCCGTTGAGCCGGTTCGCGTGCATCACCTCGACGAGGTACCGAGTCGTGCGCTCGAGCGGCAGCACGCCGCCCGGCTCGGGTACGTCGACGTCGTCGGCGAGCCGCAGCGCCTCGGCAATATCGCCCTCTTCGGCGGCAAGGTGCACACCGTGCATGCTCACGTTCGTCGGCCCGAACGACGTGTGAAAGTCGTTCCGGTCGACGCCGAGCCGCTCGCCGATCGATTCCGCACCGCGCAGCAGATCCCACGCCGCCGGCGCCTTGCTGTGCCGCACGGCCGCGATGACCCCGGCTAGGTGCAGCGCGCCGTACGCCGACAGATGCTCGGGAGTCGCGTCGTCGCCGGGGCGGCAATGCGCGATCGTCTCTCGGGCAAGGTCGAGGGAGTCGCCGACCTCACCGCTTGAGGTGAGGATGCCGCAGACGTTCCACGCGGCGGCCGCGATCAGCGCCGCGTCGCCGGTCTGGTCTGCGATCTGCATCGCGCGGTCGGCGGCGCGAAGCGACAACTTCCGTTCGCCGACCCGCCGCAGGAACACTTGGTGCAGGTGCAGCAGCGACACGAGGGCGCGCGTGCCGGCGAGCTCGTCCTCGCCGGTCGTCTGCCGCAGTGTCGAATACGCCTCGGCGAGCAGCCCGGGCAGCATCTCGCCGACGGGCGCGTACCGCTCGGTCTCGTTCTCGTAGATGCCCCACGCCTCGACGACCCGCTCGCCGAGCTGCTGCGCGGTGAGCGCGTCGCCGGGCAGCCCGATACCGAGCAGCGACGGCGGGGTGTTCAGCGCACGCCGGATATTCGGCACCGACGGGTGTTCGTCGGCGCCGAGGGACAGATCGACGGCCGTTCCGCCGACGAGTTCGCCGACGTTGTCGAGCCCGAACTCGCGGGCGAGTCGGGTGAGCATGGCGAGCGAGTCGATCCCGATCACGTTGCGCTCGACCTTGCTGAGCCAGTCTTCGGAGCGTCCGACGAGTCCAGCGACCGCGGCCTGCGTGCGCCCGGTCTTCGTCCGGTAGTACCTGATCCGCTCCCCGGTGGTCATGCCTGTTGGGTTGATCATGGATTCCCCTTGATGGGTGTGAGCACTCAACGACCAGCGTACGACCGCGCGTTGTCGGTTGTATCGGTCATACTGGTGACTCACTCCCCATGGGGAGCACTCACGGCCTCGTCGACTCGTTCTCGGCGGGGCCGCTCCCTTGCCCGTGACCAGGGCAGACATGACGAATGCGCCCCTGCCCGGCCGTGAGGCCAGACAGGGGCGCAGTGCGTCAGAACCGGCGGCGGTCGGCCGGCAGTCCGAGGACGCTCGGGCCCGGCGACGGGTCGTCGTCGGGCGGGGGTGCGGAATCCTTTCGGCACACGAGGGCGTCGGGGTCGTACTCGGGCGCCTGTAGGGAGTAGCCGTCGGGGCACGTCTGCCCGTCCTTCCCGTCGACGCCGTCGCGGCCGTCCTTCCCGTCCTTCCCGTCTTTCCCGTCGGCGCCGGCGGGCCCGGGCTCGCCGACCCCGTCGGCACCGTTCGTGCCCGCGGGGCCGTCGGCTCCGTTCTCGCCGGGCTGTCCGGGCTCGCCGTCCGCGCCGTCACGGCCGTCAACGCCGTCACGACCAGGACGGCCCGGCGCTCCGCTTTCCCCCGCGCGGCCCGGTGCGCCGGGTACGGCGTCGACACGGTCGGGCAGATCCTCGACCGCCCTCGACGGGTCCGGCGCGGCCGGCGTCGCACCCTCGGCCCGGACTTGCTCGCGCAGGACCCGCACGTCTTGTGCGAGCGTCGTGACCGCGTCACCGCGTCGGGTCGCCTCGGCGCCGAGCCGGTCGGCGCGCTGCGCTTCGGCGTCGATCCGTAGCCACACGAGCAGCACCGCGCCGGACAGCACGAGCAGCACCGCGGCGAGCATGAACGAACGCCACCGCCGGGCGAGCAGCGGTGGCGGGGAATGCTTCGTCACGTCGGGGACCCTCCCAGTTCCGCGACAAGGGCGCGCAGCCGCTCGACCTCGGCCGTGAGCACGGTGATTTCGGCTCGGAGCTGTGCGGCGTCCGACCGGGCGTCGGCGAGCTCGCGGTACGCCTCGGCGAGCCGCAGCTCGGTCTCGGCGAGCGCCGCTTTCGCCTTGTCCCGTTCCTCTTTCACGTCGTCGACGAGCGCGCCGTACCCGCCGATGAGCGCGCCGGACTGCGTGGCCCGGTTCTCGCCACGCTTACCGACGAGCGCACCGACGGCCGTCGCGAGCCCGACGAGGATCGTCCCGACCGCGCCGAGCGTCGCAGGGTCCACGTGCGCCCCTTCTGGTCAGTGGTGCTGTACGGGCCGCCGGTCAGATCGACGGCAGGCTCGGGGTGTCCCGCTCGGCGACCTTCTCTGTGATGCCGGGGCCATTCGTGCCGCCGCTGGTGACGATCGCGGTGAGCAGCGCGAGCAGCGCGGCGAGACCGCCGACGGAGAATGCGCCGCCCCAATCGACGTCGACGATCCCGAGCCCGGTCCCGCCGGCCACGCCGAGCACGGCCTGCGCGAAGGTGCGGATCATGCGCTCGAACGTGGACTTCCAGAACGCGCCAGTGAACATATGGTTCCTCCCAGGGAGTTGAACGGCCGCGGGTGCGGCAGATCAGTCGGTGACCGTCCAGCCGTGGCGGGCGCCGAGCTTGACGAGGCTGGTCTTTCCGGGCATGCCGTCGGCGTCGCGGCCGCGGTAGCCGAGACGGCGCTGCCACTTCTGGTAGGCGGCGACGGTGAGCGTCCCGAACGAGCCGTCGACCCACGCCCCGACGAGCAGCCCCTCGGCGTGCAGCGCGTTCTCGACGCGCAGGACGTCCGTGCGGTGGCTCGTCGCGCCGTTCGGGCCGGCCGGGTCGCGGCGCGCGGCGTCGAGGATCGCGGACAGGGACACGGTCGGCTTGGCGGCCGGCTTGGACGGGGCCGGGGCCGGCTTGGTGGTGGGCTTGCCGCAGAGCTGCTTCTGTACGTCGGCGCGGAAGGTGTCCATGTCCCACATGGGGCCCTTGGCGGTGCCGATGGGCCCCTTGGGGTCGATCTTGCGGGTGGTGCCTTCCTTGTGGCCGATCACGGACTGAGCCGACCAGCCGTGATGACGGCAGATCGCGGCCGCCCACTTCACCGCGGTGTCGTACTGCGCCTGCGGGTACGGGTCCTTGCCGTTGCCGAGATTCTCGATCTCGATCCCGTAGTAGTGCGCGTTCCCGTCGACCGGCTCGGACTTGCTCGGCGCCGGGTGCCGGCTCGACTCGGCGACGACTGCGGCGTGCGCGTTGTTCGCGAACGTTCCGGCGTGGTTGGCGCGCCCGCTGCTGATCATGGTCACGACGCCGTTCTTGGCGAGGTGGCTGTGACACAGCGGGCCGGGCAGCGCGTCCGTGCCGTTGTAGACCAGGGCGAGCGAGTCGCGGCCGGCGGTGTGGTGGATGACCACACCGTTCATCGGCCCCCATGCGCCCTTGTGGTTGCGGTTGTGGGTGCGCCAGCCGGACCGTTCCTTGACGGTGACGCCCTCGGCGCGCAGCGCGGCGACGAACTGGTCGGCTGTGAGCGGTGTTGCCATGAGCTCTCCAGACATGCGAAAGCCCCGGCCGGCACGGCTCGGGGCGTCGGGGTGGGGGTGCGGCTTAGAGGGCGCAGGACACGCCGTTGAACCCGACCCACGGTGGGGTGGACCCGGTCTGAATGCCGTAGAGGTCGAGGTGCCCGTCGGTGCGGATGTCCAGCTTGAGCGTGATGCGCTCGGAGCGGACGTCAGAGCACGGGACGACGATCGTCCGCAGCCGGTCGGGCCACGCTTCGGACGGCAGCGCCGATGTGGTCAGCCGGTACGGCGACGCCGGCGTGTACGTGGTGCCCGAGGCCCGGCCGATTCCGCCGCGGAACTTGATCGACCGCTGTCCGTACTCGTAGACGACGCGGTACTGAAACCGGCCTTGGTTGTTGTTCCGGTCGTCGGCGTCGTACGTCCCCCAACCGCCCGCGGTGTTGAACGGGACGTTCGACCAACCGGCCGTGCCCGCGGCGAGCACGACCCATGACGCGCCGTCGTACGCCTCGAGGCGGTTGAGGTCTTCGAGCCACGTGAGCATGCCCTCGCGCGGGGCCGTGATAGTGGCGCCGCGCACGGACGCCGACTTGAACGACATGACCGTCTTCGGGGTGAGCCCCTCGACGATCCCCTGCCCGAGGGTCTGCGCGTTCGGCTTGTCGGTGAGCGTGGGGTACGGGATCTGCTGCCCGTACGAGTCAGTCAGGGGCACAGGCGGACCCTTCCTTAGTAGGTGGTGGCAACCCAGTTGCAGTCAGTGCCTGCCGTCGTCGTGCGCCAGACCTTGAGCTGAAACCCGGTCGGCGACTCGTTGTAGACGACCGCGAGCATGTACGTCGTTGCGGTGGTGGTGGAGAACCGCGGCGTCGCAACGACCGTCGGTGTCGTCGGGAACGGCGTGGGAAAGGTGACGTTCACCGTCGACCACGCATTCGCCGTGCCGCCCGGAGTCGACGAGGTGCCCGACTGCACCCGCGGCGCCGAGTTGCGGCGCAGCGCGCCGAGGCACACCCACCCCCCGGCCGTGCGCAGCAGCTCGACCCGGTCGCCGACCGCCGGGACGTCCCCGGCGAGCAGCCGCACCCGCGGGAAAATGTCGGAACCGCGGGACACGGTCGCCGTGCCGTCGCTGCCGACGGCGGTGACGACGCCCATCATCGCGCCGGCCTCGAGCATCCCAGAGCCGCGGACCTGTTGCAGTACGGCCTCGATCAGCCGGTCGACGCTCGTCACGTCTGGTCGTCCTTTCCGGACATGGTGGCGATGGTGAAGTCGCCGCCTCCGACGTCCAGTGGCACGGTGAACGACTGCACGAGATGCAGCTCGGGCGGGGCCGCGTCGCCGTAGTCGACGCGGATGCAGTCCCCGGCGTCGAGCGCGGGGTTCGGTACGGCCGACAGGGACACGGTGCGGTTCGCGGCCCGGTACTGGCGTAGCAGCGCGTTCGCGGCGCCCTGCGCTGCCCCGATCGAGGTGATCAGCGACGACGAGTACGTCTTGGTGACCCTGCCGAACGGGCCCCCGTACCTGAGCGGGTCATCAGGGTCGGTGATCGATGCTTCCGCGATGACCGGCGGCGCGTCGTCCGAGCTGTTCTCTCCGGCGACCACGACGCGGTTGTACACGCCGTCGCCGGTCACGGCCATGTCCGCCGAGACCATGACGCCGCCCTCTCCGGCCGCGACCGTCCACACCGGGACGGCCGAGCCGATTTCGGGGACGTCGACGAGCCGGAACGTGCCGTTCGCGTCGCAGTACAGTTCCGCGCCAACCGACGTCGCAACGTCGACCAGGGCCGACCAGACCTCGGTGTCGCGCTCCCACGTCTTCGAGGCGAGCGCGGTCGTGCCCGACGACGAGTCGTCGACGAACCCGGCGGCAGGAACGACGTCCTCGAGGTGCGTGCGAATGAACGCGGCCGCGTTCGCATGCCCGGCCGTCGACTGCGCGGTCTCGAACACGGCCCGCTTGCACAGCAGTTCACGGCCGTCGGCCTGAATCGTCAGGGGCCCGGTGTGGATGTTGCCCGACACGGACTTGATGACGAAGAACCCGAGCGGCACAGTCTCAGTCGTGCCGTCGAGGTAGGCCAGCCCCGCCTCGACGTACAGCTCTTGCCCGTACACCCCAAACCGTGCGGTCTCGCTGTCGGGGAACAGCTTCGGGTCGTCGATGGTGAGCGACAGCGTGCGCCGCGTGTCGCTGCCGCGGTCGACTTGCACGGCCCCGTCGACGAAGTCGAGGTCGTCGGCGACAACTGACCCGTTGTACAGGGCGGACACGGACACCGAGACGCCGTGATCGGTCGCCAGGGTGGGCGCCCACCGGCCGCTCACAGACAGCATGCACTCACCCCTTGGTCAGGACGGTCGCCCACGACTCGTGCGCGGCAAAGACGTCGTCCCACGTGTCGTAGCCGTCGTTGATGTCCTGCCACGTGAGGCCAGCCGAGCCCTGCATGCCGCCCGCGGGCCGGTCGATCTCGGCGATCTCAAGCGTCCACCGCCACCCGTCCTCGCGGGCGTCGGGGACCAGCGGCGCCGCCTCGACGTTGCCGACGGAGACGTACAGGTTCCCGTCGAGCCCGTACCCGGGCATGGCTTGGATGAGCGCCGGCAGTCCGCTGTCGAGCAGCGAGTCGAACAGTTCGTGTGCGGCCGGGTCCCACACGAGCACGCTGATCGACGCCGTTCGGCCGGCGCGTACCGCGGTCCGCTGAATCGGGTTCTTCCGGCCGACGATGTCGTACCGGGCGGTGCGCGCCGCGCGGGCCCACGTCGGAGGCGTCTCCATCATCACGGTGGTGTTCAGCGCGGGCAGTCCCGGGCTCTTGAACCACACGTAATCGCCGTCGGGCAGCGTCGGCGTGGGGATCGACTGCGTGTACTGCCGGTATCCGGCCACGCCCTCGGCGTTGAACCACTCGACCCGGTACCAGACCGTTTCACCGAGCGGCGCCTCGTAGTCCTCGACGACGATCGGCGACCCGGCGTACGGGGCCCGGTTGTACTCGACGCCGTACCCGCGCACGTAGTGCATGCTGCCGTCCTGGTGGACGCGCTGAATCGTGATCGTGCCGCCGGTCCCCCAGGACGGAGACGAGTTGATCGTGAGGACGATCGCGCCGGTCGCGTTGTCGGTGAGCAGCGTGTACTCGGCGTTCGCCTCGGCCAAGTACACGTTGTCGACAAAGTACGCGTCGCACAGCGACGTCGTGTGATCGATCTGCACGATCACCCGCGCGTTCGCCGCGCCCTCGGGGCACGTGCGTGTCTCCGTCGCCGACGATCCGTGAATCTCGCCGTCCTCGACCGCGCGGGGATAGAACCCGTCGGGGTTGTCGGCCTGGAACAGGTTCCCGGCGGCGTCGTACCAGTCGACCAGGACCCGCACCGAGTACTCGGTCGGCTGCCCGCTGCGGTTGCGGCCGAACACGGTCGCGCCGACCGCGTACGTGCGGCCCGCCACGACGGGCACGAGCCGGTTCTGCGACAGGGTATGGATGCTGCGGGCGGTCGGGGTGTACGACAGCGCATAGAACCCGTCCGTGATGTTGCTCGTCAGGTACGCGCGGGCCGCCGCCGCGGTGTCCCCGGCGATCGTCCACCCGGGCAGCGTGTCCTCGAACGAGTACTCGTTGTACGTCAGCAGGTTGCCCGTGCGGTTCGGGGCGACGCACACCGAGACGTCGTCGATCGCGAACTGATGACCCGCCGCCGTCGCGGTGGGCCGCAGCCACACGCGGCACGACGCCGCGGCCGCCGGCGCGGTGGCGACGAGGGCGAGCCGCTGCACGGTGCTGTTGACCGTGACGACCCGCTCGTCGCTGCTGAGCAGCGTTCCCGCAGCGTCGTACCAGGACAGTTGATAGCGGGTCTGCATGACGGCCGCTCCGGCAGCCTGTACGGCCGCGTACGCGACGTACTGCGTCCCCGCGGTCACGGGGACCGGGGCGGCGAACCCGAACGCCATCTCGGCGCCCGCGGCCGCCGCGGTGGCGAGCATGCACGAGTAGCCGGTGCCGGCCGCCAAGATGGCGTTGTACCGGACGGCGGCGGTCGCCCCGCTGATCGTCCAGCCGGACAGGTCGCACTCGAACCCGCCGACGTTCAGGTCGACGAGGTTCCCGGCGCGGTTCGGGGCCACGCACGCATAGACGTCGTCGATGTTGATCTGCTCGCCCGCGGCCATGCCCGCGACGGTGAGTTTCAGCGTTGCCGACATGGCGCCGGCCGGGGCGATCCCGGTCGAGTAGGTGTAGTTGGACGTCTGCCAGCCGGTCTGATTGGACAGGTTCAGCGAGTAGTCGGTCGCCCCCAGGGAGTTGCCGCCCGACGGCGCGTCGAACCACGTGATCCGGGCCGTCGCCGTCTTCCCGGCCGTGGCCGTGTTGAGCCGGATCGGGATACGGCCGATGTGCTCGACACCGGCCGTGACCGCCCATCGGGGACTGATGAGCTGCACGGCCCCGGCCGCCGTCGCCGTGGCGCGCAGCGACCGGGTTCCCGACAGGAACGCGCCCGTGACGACCGCGAGCGTCGTGTTCCCGCCCGTGGTCACCCACGAGTGCGTACCGTCCTCGAACGTCGACGCGTTGACGGGCAGCAGGTTGGGGGTACGGAACGACACTCCTAGACCCCCTCCCCGCTACCGTCGCCGCCACCGTCGCCGAGCCCGATCCCGATACCGATCCCGAGGCCCGAGCCGTCGTCGCCGGCCGCGCCCGGGCTCGTGCCGCTCGACGGGTAGCCGATGACCGTCGTCGAGCCGTCCGGGTTCACGACCGTCTCGACGTTCGGGATCGTCACGCCGTCATTGCTGACAGGACTGGTCATCACAGCCGCCTTCCGCGGGCCGCCGGGCCGACGAGCCCGGACTCGATGCGCTCATCGGCGCGCTTGTCGACGTACGCCTCGAACGAGCCGCCGTCGGTGACCAGGACGAGCCGATCCCCCGCTTGCAGCCCGGACCCGGCCGCGCTCGCGAGCGTGGACACGTTCGCCCACTGCGACGAGGTCAGGATCGGCTCGGGCCGCCCGGTCTTGTTGACCGCCATGGTCGCGCCGGGCTGCAGCCAACCGCCGCTGTCGTACTTCTTCGACGGGGCGAACCCGTACCAGTCGGTGAACAACGACGACTTGTACGAGCGGGCGCGCGGGCCGACGATCACGCCGTCCCCGCCCCTGCTCTCCACGTTGACGCCGTTGATCGTTCCGGCGGTGTGGCCCACGCCCGCATTCGTGATGCCGATCATGAACGGGGCCTTCATGCTGCGCACCCACCCGGGAGCCGCGGTCGCTCCGGCGAACGAGCCGGTCGCCCACCTGCGGTGCGGGCGCTGCCCGCGGATGACGGACTCGATCGCCGACATGAACCCCGAACAGTCCCACGACGGGTTCCCGTTGCCGCCCCACTGGTAGCGCTTGCCGTTCTGCGTGCGCGCCCAGCGAAGCGCCGACTTCGTGCCCTTGCCGCCGATACCGAGCGCCTCGGACTTCTTGTCAGCCTTCTCACTGAACCCCAAGATCGCCTTGACCATGCGCGTCGGCACGGCCTTGACGAGATCCGAGTACAGCCCGGCGTCGCCACTGATCTTGTTGATCAGCGGTTTCACGATCTTGTCGAGACCGGCGAGCGCCGATGCCTTGATGCCGTCCTTCAGCCAAGAGGCGCCCTTCTTCACCTTGTCCCACGCCCCGGACGCAGCCTTGCCGACCCACCCGAAGACACCGCCCGACGCGAACCGCTGCACGACGCCGCCCTTGGCGAACGCCTGCCCGCCGCCGAGCGCCGAGCGCACCGCGTGCACACCGCCGGAGCGGGCCGCCGCATTCAGCGCGTTCACGGTGCCCACGCCGAGCGCCCGCGTGACCTCCGGGCGCATGATCGCTTCGCCGCCGGACAGCTCGAGTCGGCCGCCGGTCGGCGAGTAGAACTTGTGCGGGTCGCGGCCCGGTGTGTAGCCGGGCAGGATGCCGCCGGCCGCGAACTTCATCGCGGGCAGCGTGGGCGCGCCGAACGCTCCGGCCACCTTGTTCCACACGGGCCGGATGCCCTTGCCATACACCGTGTTCACGATGAACGCGACCGGCTTGCGGGCGATCGACTCGAGCTTCGACCAGGCGGTGCGGATCGCATCCTTCGCCGTCTTGAAGGCGTCGGCGACCGCGCGCACGCCGCGTTTCACGGCGTCGAAGCTCGGCTTGACGCCGTGGCTCCACAGCCATTTCGCCTTGTCCGAGATCCAGTTGAAGACTGGCCGGATCGCGTTCGACCACAGCCACTTCGCGACGTCGGCGATCGCGCGGAACGCGGCCTTCACGTACCCGAAGTACGTCTTGACGCCGCCCCACCACAGCTTGAACACCCCGACGATCAGGCCGAAGATCGGCTTGATGATCGTCCCGTACAGCCACTGCGCGACCTTCGCCAGCGACCGGAACAGCGCGGCGACCACGCCGAAGTAGAACTTGACCGCCGACCACCAGAACTTGAACACGCCGACGATCAGCCCGAACACGGGCTTGATCACATTCCCGTAGATCCACTGGACGATCGCGGCGAGCGCCTGAAAAACCGGCTTCAGGACGACGTTCCACGCGTACAGCGCGGCCGCCTGAATCCCCGCCCATGCCGCCTGCACGATCTGCCGGAACGTCTCCGACTTCTGGTAGGCGAGGACGAGTCCGGCGCCGAGCGCGACCAGGGCGATCACGACCAGGGCGATCGGGTTGAGCGCCATGACCGCGTTCAGCAGTGCTTGCGCACCGGCCCACACGCGGGTAACCAAGCTGATCGCGCGCACGCCGATGGCGTACGCGTTCATTACCGCGATCGTGAGCCCCGTCGCGATCGCCTGTGCTTGCAGCGCGAGCGTGATCCCGGCGATCCCGATCGCGACCGGGGCCAGGATCGGGCTCCACCGGTCGAACCATCCGACGACGTCGCCGATCACGCCGCCGACGGTCGCCACCGCGCCCATGAACCCGCGGATGCCGGGGATCACGTACCGCCCGAGGACGTCGACGAACCCCTGTTGCAGGGTCCGCACGAACACCTCGATCTCGTGCGACGGGCCGCTGCGGAGCTGCTTGCCCATCTTGCCCGCGGCCCCGCCCACCTGGCCGAGCGACGACACGGCCTTGCTCGGGTCCATCGCGAACAACGCCTTACCGAGATCCTCGGCTTGGGTCCCGAACAGGCCGACGGCCGCCGCCTCACGGGCGACCGGGTCCTTCATGGCCTTGAGACGCTCGATCACCTGCGTGAGTCCGCTGCTCGCGGAGTCACCGCCCTTGGCGATCTGCGCCGACATCTTCTCGGCGTCCAGGCCGAGCGCCTTGTACGCGTCCTGCGACGTCTTCGACATGTCGACGGCGCGGATCGAGAATTCCTTGAGCGCGTCGGCGCCGAGGTCGCTGTCGCGGGCACCGGCCTTGACCATCTGCGAGATCAGGCCGAGCGCGCTCTTTCCGTCGAGCCCGAGCTTCCTGAATTGCGTCGAGTATTCGTTGAACGTGTCGAGCAGATCGTCGGCTTTGTTCGCCCCGTTCTGCATGCCCTTGGTGATGATGTCGAACGCCTCGGTCGCGTTCTTCGCCATGCCCGTGCGGAGCATCTGCGACACAGCCCGGGTGACGCCGCCGAGGTCCTGGTCGAAGACGTTCGCGACGTCGGCCGCCTTCGTGGCGATGCTCTGGAGCTGCTTGTTCGTCGCCCCGGGCGGCGCGAGCCCGTTCTGCACGACCGCCTTGATCGCGTCGGCCGCCTCCTGGAACGAGCCGGAGACTCCTTGGCTGTAGAGCTTGCCGGCGACCTTGCCGTACCGGTCCGCGTCCTTGCCCGTCGACCCGAGCTGCGCGCCGAGCCGGGCCGTGACGTTGGCCTGATCGATCGCGTCCATGACGCCCTTGGCGAGCAGAGCGCCCGCCGCGAGCCCCGCCGCCGCCATTCCGGCCTTGAGCTTGCCGGACATGGAGCGGCCGGCCTCTTCGCCGGCGTCGGCCGACGGCGCGACAATCTGCTGCCGTAGCTGCCGGGCGAACCCTTCGATCTCGGGGACGATCGATACGTACGCGACGGCGACCTCGGGCGCGGCCATCCGGTCACCTCCTGGTGCGTGCACGGAAAGCCGCGAGATCCGCAGCCGTGATCTTCTTCTTCACTTCGAGGCCCGGCCGCGGATACGGCTCGGGCATCGGCTTGCGGTTGTGCCTCTCGAGATCCTTGTTCGCGATCACCCACGTCTCGTAGGCGGTCGCGTCGACGAGGTCGGCGAGGATGAAATCGGTCTGCCGCCACAGCGGCAGGCCGTCGTTGAGCGACTGCCGCGTCGCACTGTCGGGCGGCAGTCCGCGAATGAGGATGTCGACCTTGCGCGGGCTCAACGTGCCGCGCCACAGGTCGAGTAGGTCGAATCCGCGGTACGCGAGATCGGCCTCGACCGCGTCTCCGTGCTCGCGGAGCAGCGGCAAGAGGCCGATTAGTTTCCCGCGTTGACGGCCTTGCCTGCGGCGGTGAGGAACTCGCCGAGCGCCGGAACCTTGCGGTTCGTCTTCCGGAACTTCGCCCACTGCTCGTCGCCGAGCAGCGCCCGCAGCGCATGCGTGATGCGCTGCTCGTCGATCGCCTCAACGATGTCGATGTCCCACTCGTCGGCCGGCGGAACCTCGTACGTGTCGCCGTTGAACTCGATCGTCGTCGGCTTGCCGGTCGCGTCGTTCTTCTTCGTGATCTCGGACATGGGCAGTACTCCCTCGTGCATGGGCGGTGCGGGTGGGGAACAGCGGACGGGCCGGGCCCCCACCCAGGGCCCGACCCGTCCGGTCGTTGTGCCGTGCGCGCGCTACGGCGCGGGCTCGACAGGGGCGACACCGACGTTCGTGTCGTCGTTGTCCTCGTCGATGTACAGCGTGTCGTCGTCGCCCGGGTAGATCGTGATCGTCAGCTCGTACGCGGTCATCTCGGACTCGCTGAGCGCGACCTCACCGACCTCGGTGACCTCACCGATCGGGATGTGACGGCGACGCTTCACGTCGCCGTCGAACAGCTCGAGGACGAACGACATCTTCTCGGACCGCGGGATCTTGACCCGGCGCGTGTTCACGCCCGTCGCGGTGTCGGTGGTGAACGTCGAGCCGTCGCCGTTGATGAGCCCGAACACGACGAGGTTGTCCTCGAGCGCGGTGACGGTGATGGTCCGCTTGTGCTTCGAGCGCTTCGTACGGACGAGCTTGCCGCCCCACGCATAGAAGTCGTTGCTGTCCTCGTCACGCGCCTCAGAGGCGCCGTCCTCGGACAGCAGACCTACCGGCTTCCACGGGTCGGCCATATCGGCGGTGAACACAGGGATCGGGGCCCCCTGCGGGGCGACCCACAGGTCGGCGCCCTCCCAGATCCGGGGCGCATTCACGTTTCCAGCCATCAGGGCTGTTCCTTTCCTCTGGTTGAGAACTCGACGGCGAACGCGTAGCGCGGCTGGCCGCTCGTGCTGTCGGGGAGCCACTGCGGGCCGGTGACTTCGCGGACGTTGTAGACCGTCGTGTCGCCGCGGCGGCCGGCCATGGCGTGGACGTGGGCGCGGGCCCGCGCGGTGAGCGTCTCCGCGGCTTCCTCGCTGCCCGCCCAGCAGTGCACGTCGACGCGCGGCCGGTCCGTGACGAGGCTGTTGCGGGCGCCGCCGAGCCGCTCGACGCGGATGAACTCGGGGTACGTCTCGTCGCGGTCGGCCGGTACGCGGGTGCCGACCTCGACGCCGGGCATCACGGCCCGCAGATAGTCGACGACGAGGAGCACCGCGTCGGGGAAGACAACGGCCGGCCTACCCATTGCCGCCGCCCGCCGACAGGGCTTGCAGCAGCGCGCGCCGCGTCGACTCGGCCGTCGCGCCCGGCTCGTACCCGGCGATCACCGCGGCACGGAACCGGCCGAGGCCGTCCGTCCAGTCGACCCGCGAGTCGGACGCGCATGCGGCGTCGACGTCGCGTGCGACGTCTTGGACCACCTGCGCGACCTGCGCGTCGTGCACGAGACCGTTGATGAACTCGTAGTTGATGCGAACCCGCATGATCACCCCATGACGACTCGCAGCCGGATCTCGTAGTGGTGCAGCTCGTTCGGGGTGTACGCGGGGCCCGCCGGTCCGATGACCTCGAACACGGCGGTGCCCCAGTGCACGCGGTCGGCGCCGTGCACGGTGAGCGGGCCGCCCGGGACGCCGACGGGGTTGCAGATCAGCAGCCACTCGCCGATCTGCGCGTTCCGCTGGTCGGTGTCCTCCGAGCCGGTCGACTGCTGCACCCACGCCCGCACCGGCATTCGGGTCGACGTCGACCAGTCGTCGACGACGTTGCCGTACCGGTCCGTCGTGCTGCCGGGGTGCTCGACCTCGACGAGGTGCGGCAGCAGATCGGCCCCGATCACAGCCGCCCCCTCGGCCGCCAGTCGCACGGGTCGGGCTGCCAGCCGGGCAGTCCCTCGTCGCGCATGCCGAGCGTGTACGCGGCATCGGAGTCGGGGTCGGTGCTGTCGTCGGGCTGTAGCGCGGCGATCTCGTCCTCGGTGAGGTAGAGCCCGCCGGCTTCCCCGAGCGTCTCGGAGTACTGGCCGATCGTGCGTTGCCGGTACCCGCCGGGGTTCGCCATGACCCGGCGCACGACAGCGACCGCGATCGCCCTCGTCGTCGCCGGGTCCGGCGTGAACCCGGCCGGGATGTGCCGCCGCATGAGCGCCGACGCGTCGTCGAGGTACGCCTCGACCTGCGAGCGCTGCGGCTCGACGAGCGTGACGCCGGCGCGGGCCTCGTAGTCCTCGACCGTCGCGAACGACGGCGTCGGCGTCGGCGTGCTCATGGCTGCTACACCTCCGGCTCGATGACTCCGGCCGCCTCACACGCGGCGATCACGTCGTCGCGGGTGGCCTCGGCGGGCACCTCGACGTCGTGCTGCTCGGCGAACGCGCGCCACGCCTCGACGCCCGAGCCACGGCCCGAGCGGGGCGGCGCCTCGCTCGGGGCCGGCGCCGGGCCGCCGTCGCCCTGGTCGCCGAGCTGCTGCTCGCCGCCGCCGTCCTGGTCGCCGCCGTCCGGCGCCCACGCATGGGCGCCGATCCGGCGAGCGACCTCGTCCGGCACAACGTCGCCGGGGCCGTATACGACCCCGGCGACGTGCACGTACGCGATCAGGCGCCGCCCGCTCACGCGAGCACCTGCGCCTTGAACGTCAGGTTCGGCGTGAACAGGATCGGCAGACCAACCGCAGCAGCGTGCGTCCACAGCCGGATCGGGTCACGCGACTTCCACGCCGCAGCCACGATGCCCGGCTGCTCGCCCGGGGCGAGCGAGTAGTCGTCTTCGAGCGACTCCGCGGTCGTACCGAGCAGCGTCGCACCGAGATCGGTCGCCGACGCGGCCGAGGACGACCCCGCTTCGGGGAGCAGCACGATTGCGTTGCCCGGTGTGATCCGCGACGTCTGCGTCGTCGACGTGCCGTCGGCCGCGAACACCTCGGTTCGCACCTGCGCGTCGTACAGCTCGATCGGGGGGAGCCCCATCGACCCGAGCACGGCCGAGACCTGGTCGGCCGAGACGAGCGGCGTCTGCCCCGCCGGCGCGAGCGGGAACGCGAGCCGCTGCACCTGCGCGCACTGGCGCAGGTTCTGGAGCACCTGTCGCGGCATCAGGATGACCGCCGGCATCGCGCCGTTGGTGTCGACGTAGGTCTGCACCCACGCCTCGAGGTCGTCGATCGGCGTCGCGTTCGCGTGATCGGACCACAGCACCGCGGCGACGACCGAGTGCTCGGGCGACCGGCCGAAGTCGACGGTCTGCTGAAGTTCCGGGATGGGCGCCTGCGCGTTGACGAGCGCCTGCCCGCGCACGAGCTCGAACCGGGCGCCGATGTTCCGGGCGATGCGCTTCGCATCGCGGTTGAACAGCTCCAGCACCCTGTCGTCGGACGTGTTCAGCTTCCGCATCCTGAGCTTGTCGTACTCGTTCAGCGGGATCTTCTCGGCGATCGGGGGCAGCTCCCCCATCACCTTCGCGAGCCCCTCGCGGCGGCCCACCTTCGATTCGGCGTCCCACGAGCGGTACGACGCGGTCTCGGCGAGCCCGCCGCCACCGCGCACGAACTCGTACGCGATGTCGTCGACCTCGACGTTCGGCAGCCACCGCGACAGCGTGAACTGATTCACCTGAAGATCGGCGAGCGCGCGCCGGATAAGGCCGGTCAGCTCGGTCGGATCGATGAACTCGGTGTCGAGAGTCCAAGCCATGATGATCAGTCCTCTCAGACGAACCGGATCGAGCCGGCGACGTCCGCCTTACCGGCGGCGTCGACGGGAACGGGCAGCCGCGACTCGCGAACCTTGCCGTGCGTGAGCAGCGCGGCCGCGGGGTCGAGGGTGTTGTCGGCCGGGGCCTTGACCGCAGCGAACAGGAAACCGACGAGGGTCTCGCGGCCGTCGGTCGCGGCGCCGTCGTACGGGCCGTACTTGCCGCCCGCCGTGATCCGGCCGAGCGGGATTCCCGACTTGAAGTACCCGTCGGGGTAGTGGGTCGCCTGCACAAACAGGCTTGTGTCGAGTGCGATCGTCTCGGTCGAGTCCGTGCCGTGCGCGGACCCGAGCCACGACTGATCGTCAGACCCGAACTGCTCGGTTACCTGAGCAAGGATCATGATCCGTTTCCTTCGTGTGGTCAGCTCTTGTTGGCGCTCTTGCCGTTCAGCCGGTCATAGAGCTCGAACCCGGCAGCCAGGCCACCGGCCGAACCCTTGCCGCTGCGGCGGGCGCCCTGGTCGAATCCGCGTCCGCGGCGCCGGCGCGTGTCGCGCCCGCTCTCGCGGTCGTCGTCCTCGTCGTTCTCGTCCGTGCCGGACTTCGGGGCGAGCCGCTTCACAAGCTCGGCGAGCCCGTCCTCGTCGACTTCGCCGTCTTCCTTGACGAACCGCGACAGGTTCACGTCGTCGGCGACCTCGGCCGCGTTCGGAATCGCGCCCTTCGCCGCAGCGAGGAACGCCTGCCGGGCGAGCTTGACGCCGCCCTTCGTGCGTTCCTCCGCGAGCGCCTTCGCGACGGCTTCCTCGATCTTGCGCTCTTGCTCGGGCAGCCCCTCGCGGCGCAGTCGGTCGCGTTCCTTCGCCGCGCTCGCGTTCTCCTTCGCACGGGTCTCGTGCTTCCGCGCGAGCTCCCGCCACTTGGCCGCCTCGGCCTTCCAGTCCTTGCCGTCGTCGCCGGCCGAGCCCTTGTCGGTGCTCCCGCCGTCGGCGTCGTCGTCCTGGTCACCCTCGTCCTGGTCGCCGTCTCCGCCGTCGCCGTCCTCGGCGCCGCCGAGGATCGGCCACACCGGGTACAGCTCGTCGGGGTTCTCGCCCGTCCGCGGCTTACGCCAGCCGAGGGCGAGCTGCCCAGTCCGGGCATGGCGAGGCAGAGTGCGCGTGCGCATGGTGGTGTCTCCCGTGTCGGGTCAAGGGGGTGGTGTGGTGCGCCGTGCCGGCGCGCGGGGTCACGGCGACGGAACGTCGCTCGGCCCCGTGTACTCATGGCGGCGGACGGCTAGGAGAGGTCCGTACTCGCCGTGCTCGCGCGTGATGATCACCTCTCGGTAATCCGGCGCGCGGCCGCCGGCGTCGGACTTTCCGACGGTCTTCGCGACGGCGGCGTGCGCCTGTTTCAGCAGCCCCTCGTCGAGCACCGGCCCCGGATCGCGGTCACCGACCAGCGGCTCGACCTTGCAGTCGCACCCCGGGTGAATCGGCATGAGCCGCTCGACCCGGTACCGCTGCGTGCTCGCGATGGTGCACAACGCGCAGTTCCCCGGGCCGTTCAACCGGCGCCGGAAGAACTGCGCCCCGCTGCGCTGCATGGACTGCTGCGCGGCGTGCGTGCGGGCGAGCTGCATGTCGGTCTCGGTGATGCTGAGCAGCCGCGTGCGGCCCTCGGCGAGCGCCTGTGGGAACGGCTTGCCGTCGCTCAATGCTGTCCACGTGGACACGAACGGCCGCCGGTACACCTCGTCGGGCGGCACACCGCGCAGCGCTTCGTCGAGGACGACGCCGGTCGCCGTGGCCGAGGTGCCGGCCATGTCCGCGATCATCGCCGCGAGATACGCGTCGGTGATCTGGCCCATCTGCGCCTGTGCCGCGAGGACGGTCGGCAGCACGCGCTCGACGAACAGCGCGGCGTCGGCGTCTCGGTACGAGCCGAGCGAGTCGAACGCGTCGAGGACGAACTGCACCACCCGCGACCGGAGCGACGTCGACAGCGCGTCGTACCGGTCGCCGAGCGCGTTCTGCAACGCCTCACCCATCGGCCGTGCCCGGCTCGTCGGGGAGGTTGCCGGCCGTCGGCGCCGTGGGGGCCGGCAGCAGCGACGCGGCAAGCAGCTTGTCGGCGGCCGCCGCGGACGTGATGCGCTGCACCCGCTGCGGGGTCTCGCCCATGTCCTCGGCGATGACCGCGAGCGGGTAGCCGATGCTCGACAGCTTGGTCGCCGCGTCGGCCTTGACCGCCGGGGACAGATATTGCGGGTCGGCCCACCGCACGGTGGCCTCGGTGTAGTCCTCGGGCATCCCGGCCTGTGCCGCCGCGAGGCTCATCACGTCCTCGAGGGACTCGCCGAAACTCGCGATGTGTTCGCGGCACTTCGCGACGTGCATGAGGTCGAGGGCGGCGACGGTGTCCGCGCTGATGTTGATCAGGTCGCCCGCGTAGTAGTACGCGGGGGTCTGCGACACGATCAGCATGTCGCGGACGTCGGCCGCGTGCTCGTCGAGGAACGGCCGCAGGTCGGTCGCGTCGAGCTGCCCGAACTGCGCCTGCTCACCCTCGGACGCCCACACCGTGTTGGGGCCGGGCGTGAACGGCTGCTCCACAACCGTCAGCCCGGTCGCCGGGTCGACGCGCTTCGCGAACTTGTGACCCTTGATCCACTTCTGACGGAACCCGGAGTACCGCGACGCCGCCATGCGGTTGAGCACGCCCATGTTGACGCGGTCCTGAATGTCGAGCACGCCCGCGAACTCCGGCTCGGGGTCCTCCCCGAGATCCGGCATGCGCGCGAACTCGACCAGCGGCATACGGTCGAGGTCGTGCGGCTCGCCGTCGTCGCTGTCGCCGACGTACACCCACGAGTCGGGCCCCCACGGCAGACGCCCGCTCGTGCGCTCCGTCGTCCGGTACGGGAACGACCGGTCGTCGAAGTAGACGCGGGCATGCCCGTACCCGTCGACGTCGTCGTGCCACGCCTTGAGCCCGACGTACGGCTCGCCCGTCTCCGGGTCGTACTCGACGATGCACTCGCGCGGGTGCTCCGTCGTGATCAGCGGCGACGGCCGGCCGTTCTCCTCGACCCGGGTCGGGTGCGGGCCGACAAGCATGTAACCGACGCTCTGCGTCATAGCGACCCGCCACACGAGCTTTTGCCGCGAGTCGAGCCGGTTCGCCTGCCACCACCGCGCCGCCGCCGAGTCCGGGTTCCCGTCCGGCCCGGTCACACCGAGCGCGTTGAGCCGGTGTACCGACGCGTTCGCGATCATCCCGCAAAAGTTGGTGCGGCTCTTGCGCTGGAACTCGACGAACGCCTGCTCGGCGTTCTTCGGGAGCTGCGGCAGATCCGGCCGCCCGCGGTAGTACCGCCACCACTCGTCGAGCACGCCCGCGCGCTTGCGCAGCTTCCGCCCGAGGCGCAGCAGCCACCAGTCGGGAGAGTCGACCTCGTCGTCGAGCACGTCGTCGCCCCTTCCCGGGCTCGTCAGAATGTGCCGCCCCACATCTCGGGTTCCTCGGCGCCGACGCCGGCGGCGATCGCGTCGAGGCGGCACTGCCATGCCAGTACGGCGGCGACCGCCGCGTCGATCTTGCGGGCGCTGTCGGGGTGTTCCTTGGTGATCTGGATTCCCGAACGCGTCTTGCGGCGCCGGGCGTTGAGCAGATGACGGACGAGGGTCGACGACCCGTCGTGCGTCAACTCGCCCTCGACGAGGGCCGTATGAAACTTCTCGAGGGCCCGGACGATCAGCACCGACCGGCCGCCGGTCATCCACCACTCGATGGGGTGCGCCCTGGTCGACTGGACCTTGAGCCGCCGCCCGTAGGCAGCCTCCCAATCGGCAACGTGCGATTCCCACTTCGCGGGGTCGGCGTACATGCCGACGACGTCGTACCGGTCGAAAGCTTCGTGAACCGTGGCGAGCACCTCGACGACCGGCACCTGCCACTCGGTCGGCTTGCCGTCCGGGCCGACCGGCATCCGGTCGGGCTGCTCCCACACACCGATGGGGAACACGTGCCCGTCGCTGAGCCTGCATCCGATCAAGGCCGTCGCATCGGTGACCTTGCGGTTCCTCTTCCGCGAGCCGTCGAACCCGAGCACGATCCGCTCGCCCGGCTCGACGACCTTGCCGAGGTCGGACGCCGCACGCACCTCGGGCTCTGACAGCCACGAGTCGGCGGCGTGCGTGATCTGATTCAGGTAGTCGGCCCGCAGCTCTTGCGGGTCGTTCGAGGTGTCCCAGAAATCCGCGGCGAGCCGCTCGATCGGCGACCACCCGGGCGCGCACGGCGGGTCGTGCAGCACGCACCCGTCGGGATGATCAGAGCTGTCGCCGTACGCGACCCGCAGCCCGTCGACGAGCGAGTGCTCGTCGGTCATGTCGGTGTCGGCCGGCGCCTCACGATGGTCGTACAGCAGACCCGTTCCGCGCGACCGGCCTTCCTTGATCGCTTTCCAGTCGGCCGCGGACTGCTCGGCGACGGATTCCTCGCCCGGCGTGAACGCGTTCGGTGTCTCGATCAACGACCCGCCGATCTTGCCCGCGTTGAACCGCATGGTCTTCGCGAGCTTGCGGCCGCCGTTCGCGGGCAGCCAATCCTCGGTTTGGTCGAGCGACGCGAAGCACGCTTTCGCGCCCTTCGCCGACACGGCGCTCGCGGTGATCGGCTCGATCTTCCCGCGCCGCATGTAGACGACCGTGTCGAGCGGTTCGAGCCCGTACTCGTCGAGCACCGGCCCCGAGCGCGCCATTTCGAGCAACGGCATCCACGAGTTCTCGGTCTGTTTCTCCGTCGCCGCGGCGAGCTGCACGAGCGGCGTACGGACCCGGTCCCAACCCATGCCGACCGGCTCGCCGTCCGCGTCCCACCCGTCCGGGACGACCGGGCCGCACGCCTCGGCGAGCGCGATCGCGGACACGAACGGGGACTTGCCCCACCCGCGCGGCCGGCTGATGACGCCGCGCCGGATCATTCGCTTGCCCGTGATCGGGTTGAGCTCGTAGTACCGCAGCACGAACTCGGCTTGCTCGGCCGTCGGAACGTACGGCTCATACTCGGCCCGGTCCGGCGCCGCCAGGAACGCGGACATCCAGTCGAGCACCTGCCACCCGAGGGTGGGCAGCTCGCCCTCGTACTCGGGGCCGCGCCACGGCATGACGCCCCCTTACGTGCTCTTGCCCGCGCCAGCCTGCCCGCCGGGCAGCGACCGCAGTTGGCCGTATCGCTCCTTAGCCGACGGGGCGCCGGACGCGCCGCGGCCCTCGTCGGCGTTGTCCGCCTCAGCCGTCACGATTCGCAGCCGCGCCCTCGACTCCAACGTCGCGCCGAGCTGCGCCTCGCGGAGACGCAACTCGGCCGCGGCGTACCGGTCGCCCTGCCAGTGCCTCGCGTGGACAAGGGCAGTACCGAGGTGGAACTCCCAGTCGACCGCCATGAAGTGATCTGACAACGGCGAATCGACCCAGGTCTGCCACCATTCGCGAGTGCGCTCGGGCCACACGAACTCGACGAGCTCGCCGTCGCGCTCGATCCGGAACTCGGGCAGCTCGGGCGCCTCTGCACGTTCCCACCGGATGGTGGTCTGCGGAATCGGGTCCTTGTTGCGCCGTGCCCGACGGCTCGGGTCCTTCGGCGCCGGCCCCATGCCTGCCATCAGAAGTCGCCCCCGTTCAGCCAATGCGGCTGGCCATACAGCTTGAACGTCATCGCAGCCTCGTACGCGGCCCGGCCGGTCTGCCCCTGGTCGAGCGGCGCCCTACCGGCAGCCCACGCCCACACATCGGCAGCGCGCACCGCGCCGACCCCGGTCACCTCGACCATGTCATCGGGGCTGAGCGCCGAGGGCAGCAACAGCGCCAACGGGGAGACACCGAGCGCAGCGGCAAGCGCGACCAGATCGTCAACGTCTACCCGCCGCTTCCCGTTCTCGATCGATGAAATGGCAGAGGCATCGGGCACGCTGCGGCCCGTCTTCGTCAGTGCTTCGCCCAGCCCACGCACCGTGAACCCGCGCGCCTTACGCAGCCGAACTAGGTTCTCGGCCACCGTCACCAGCGTCGGGCCCTGCTCAATCGGCCTACGGCCGCCCATCTTCCTACCTCCCGTGTCGGGAACGTTGCCGCTCCCGTGTCGGGACGGCCTACAACAGAGCAGCGATCACGCCGGACAGATCCCCGAGCCGCCGCGGCGTGCCGCCGAACGTCCGTCCCGTGACCGCGATGTACCGGCCGTCGCCGTACAGCTCGACCGAGCCGCCGCCGTCGACCGCGATCCGGCGGCCGCGCGGCAGCTCGCCGTACCCCCAGATGTGGAGCCCGCGCCCGGACACGCTGACCTCGACCCACGAGCCGGCCGCCGCGTCGAGCAGCCGCTGCGCCCACGGCAATGGGGCGCCCTGGTCGTCGAGGGCATGGTCGAGGTCGAGGCAGACGACGCCGTCGCCGTCGAGGACGAACCCGAGCCCGCCGCCGGCCGACGAACGAGCCGCGGCCCGGTACGTCGACCACGTCGACGAGTCGGTGCTGCTCGCGACCGAGCCCCCGACCGTGACCGGCACCTTCGCCGCGGTGCGGCGCACCCACCGCGGCCGGCTCGTGAGCTCGGCCGGGACCGTCCGGCGCGCGCGGTGCGCGGCGACACGGCACCGGGTCGAGCAGAACCGGGCGTTGTGCGCGTGCCGGGCACCGAGCCGTTCGGGGCAGCCGGTGCGCTCGCAGCGTCGGGTGTTCATACCCCCATGATACCGGGGCATGTAACGGCAATAGCGGGTCTGACCTGCGCTGTTACCGAACTGAAGAAGTGAGGGCGACAGGCTGAGAGGCGATCCGCGGCCCCTCAACCGCGCGCCATCGAATCAGCCTGCCGCCCCGCTGCGCGCCGCCCAGCGCGCCAACCACGCCCGCCAGCGTGGCCGTTTTGGGCAGACCCGTACGGAGGTCGAGCCGCAGCACCTCCCGGGCCGGAAAGGGGGCCGGGGAGGGGAGTCACCCCCCAGGGGTGGCACTGAAATTTGCGGCTCGTGCTCTTCGGGTCGGGTTCAGATGAGACCGGGATGCCGTTCGGCCGGCCTCTGTCGTCGTACTGCCCATCGTGCGGTGTTGCCCTCGCGCGAGCTCTTGATCGCGTGGTGGTCGCGGCACAGGGCTTGGAGGTTCGACATTGAGTGGTCGTTGCCCGGCTTGATGTGGTCGACGTCGGTTGCCCATCGGCCGCAGAGCGTGCCGTTCTCGTGATATCGGCAGCGGTTGCCGTCGCGGTCGAGGACGTCGGCTCGGATGGCTGGCCAGTTGGGCGGTAGCTCGGAGCGTCGGTTGCTGTCTGCCCACTGTCCGCTCATGTTGGCCACCGCCTCGGGGTTGGTGGTGTCGGGCTGCGCCTGCCCCGATGTCGGGGCGTGTGGGTGGCGTGGGCCCGGGGTGGGGTGGGTCTGGGGGGTGGGGTGCTGGCCGTGGGGGTGGGGTGTCGTGTGGGCCGGGGGGTGTCCGATCAGGGGTGGGGGTCTGGTCGGTCGTCCTGGTCGAGGGTGGCCCGTTCGTACGCGTCGGCTGCGGCCCGGAGGAACTCGGCGACGTCGTGGCCGATGGGCTGCTGCGCCTCGAGGGTGACCGTGCCGAGGCGGCACTCGCTGTCGCCGATGCGTAGGTGTACGGGTAGGACGATCTCGGCGGTCATGGGTCGGTGTCCTCGTCGTCGAGGCCGGGGTCGTCGTCCTGGTCGGCGAGCTCGGCTTGTGTGCCGAGGGCGACGCCGTCGAGGTCGAGGTGCCGGCCGAACCCGAACGGGCTGCGGCTGGTGGCCGGTTGGGTGGCGAGTGTGGAGTACAGGCGGCGTGCGGTGCGTTCCATCTGCCGCAGCAGTGCGGGGTCGGCGGGTGCGCCCTCGGCTCTGATCTCGATCTCGCGGTGTCCGTCGGTGAGGCGTACGCGCAAGGGGGTCGCCTCTCGTCTGGGTGGTTGGTCCGCGCAGGACGGGCAGCAGCAGCAAACCCGACTCGTGTGTGTCGTTGGTGGTTCCGTCCTGCGCGGAGTGTGGGGGCCGCCGCCCCTCGACGGGGGACGGAGGGGCGGCGGCGGTGCCGGCCGTTGCTGGGGGCGTGGCCGGCGGTGTTGCGGTGGGGGTGAGGGGGCCGGGCTGTGTGCTCTCCGGCGGGCAGTTCGCTGTGTGGGCAGCGGTTGTCTGCGGCTCCAAGGTGCGACACGTGACTGTCGAATGTCAAGGCCGGGTGGTGGTGGAGAGAGAGCGCGTCGCGCGCCCGCCACTACCGGTAGTAGCTCTCTCTACAGCCACCACTAGAGGTAAGGGAGGGGAGGGGAACACGCGCGCGCGAGTCCCGAGGGAGTCCCCCGGGGACACGGCTCGTTGACCTGCGGCGTTAGATTTTTTCGGAACATCCTTTACTCGCAAAGGATCGATCGGGAACGTCGCGATCTTGAAGCGAAGTTGCGCGGAAAGTTCGCCGATCTTGTTCCGGCTGCTCGCCGACCGGTACGTGCGTCACGGAGCGTGAGCGGGAAATGGGCCCGTCGAGGCTGCCCGACGGCCTGAAATCCTTTGCTCATTCTTTACTGAGTGCGGCCCGAGTGCGACACGAGCGACCCCCTGTCGCACCGTGTCGCATTGCTCCGGAAATCGAACACGTGCTCCCATTGGGGTACCACCCGACATGAGCACATGGGGGCGCCCGCCATGACCCGAACGCTTCTCCCCGCCGCGATCCGGCAGGAAGGCATCGAGACCGCCTACCGCAACTTCGTCGCCGACCAGGGCGACGAGCCGACCGTGCGGCAGCTCGCCGACCGCGTCGGCGTCACGCCGTCGACGATCAGCCTGCACCTGCGGCTCATGCGCGAGCGTGGGATCGATCTGCCGACCCGAGGGCACCGCCAGTACCGGAGCTGCCCGCACTGCGGCGGCGAGCTGTGACCGAGCCCGTGCCGGGCCGGTTTCACGTCGCGCTCGACTGTGGCGGCCGGCGGGTCCTCGACGGATGGTGGGACGACGGCGACGTCGCCGAGGGGAAGTGGGCCGGGTACGTCGAGGATCACCGCGGGCGGGCCGATGCGCGGGTGCGGCTCGGCGAGTGGCACGGCGGCCGCGAGTGGCCGCTGCGGGAGTGGCCGGCGTCGGACGGGGGCGGGGTGGACGTACTATCCGGCCGTGGCTGATATCGACCTTCCCGCTGATCTGATCGAGCTTGAGCGTGCCGCCTGGACGGAGATTCAGGCCGGAGCCTTGACGGTCGAGACGGCGCTCGCCGTGCACCAGGGGGTCACGGAGTACGCGGCGCGTGAGGACGTCGAGGCGTCGCGGCTCGAGGTCGAGACGCTGTTGAAGCGCATCGTGCGCCACCCGCAGCCGGACGCCGACGCGGCCTAGGGGGCAGAATGCCCGGCAGGGACGACGACCGCCGCGCGGGCGGTGTGTAGGGGGCAGTCATGGGCTTGTTGGGCAAGTTGCTGGGCAGCGTCGGCGGTGGCTCGGGCCGGCCGTGTCCCGATTGTGGGCAAGCCCTTTGGGCCGACTCGGGAGAGCTTGAGGGCCGGTACGAGTGCCATAACGAGGGCTGCTACGGGTTCCGGGTCTACTTCGACGAGGGCGGCACGCTCGTTGACCCGCCGAACCGTGGCAAGAGCGGCCGCCAGTAGAGCAGTCCGGGTACGAGTGCGCCCCGTCCGGCATGGTGCCGAACGGGGCGCGGTGGGTCGGTGCGGCGTGCTACTTCTTCGGGGTGCCGGGCACCGGCTTGTCGGGCGCGGGGTAGTGACCGCCGCGGCTCGACTGGTAGGTCGTCGCGTGCTTGTCCCGGTCGTCGTTGCTCATGTTGTCGCGCAGCTCTGACATGGGGATGGACTTGCGCAGTGCCATGATGGGTCGTCCTTCTCTTGATGGGTTGGGCGAACCCGGGGCGGCCGCGATGCCGGCAAGCTGTGTCGGCCGCTCCGGGGGTCATTGGGGTGTCAGCCGTCGTACGCGACGGCGTCCTCGGGCGCGGTGCGCGGCAGGAACGTCCCGTCGGTGAGCTCCCACACCCAGCAGCGGCGCGGGCCGGTGTAGTAGCTGTGCTGGGCTCGGTTGGTGGCGAGCAGCTCGTCGGCGAGCTCGGCCGGCGACTGGTCGCTCGTCCGGGTGCCGCGGCTCATGGTCCGGCGGTCGTCGTCGGTGTCCTCGTCGGTGCGGTGGATCAAGTAGCCGTACAGGGTCACGGTTCCTCCGGTTGTTGGGTGGGTCAGGGGGCGGTCGCGGCGGGCGGCTCGGTGACGGGCCCGGTCCCGTGCCACACGCGCACGTCGGGCTCGACGCCGTGATCGCCGGGGCAGTCCTCGGCGAGTGCGTCGGCGAAGTCCTGCGCGGTGCCGCGGTAGTTGGTCGTGCGGATCGGCAGACCGGGCGCCGACTGGTACGTGTACTTGGGCATGGGGGCCCCTTCCGTGTTGTGGCTGGGTGGCCGCTCTACGCGGCCGGAGAGTGGCGGAGAGGGGCCGGAGAGTCCGGAGATTCCCGCAGGTCAGGACCGGTCTCCGTGCCCGTAGAGTCGGGCTGCTCTCCGCTCGGGGAGAGCAGCCCGGAAAGGTCGGCGAGCAGCCGCTCGACGGCGGCCCGGGACACCCCCGAACGGCCCGCGATTCCGTCCACCCGCAGGGTGCGCTCGACGGGCACCTCGTAGCGGCGCAGCAGGGGGGTTACGTCGGCCCTCTTCAGGTGGGCCAGTGCGGGCCGTTTGGCGAGCAGCTTGTGCAGCTCCCCGAGGTGGATTCCGTTGCGGCCGCGGGTGACCTCGTCGAGCCACCGCACGAACACCGTGCGGTGCTCGTCCTCGGGCGTCTCGGCGGGGGTCTCGACGGGCGCCCCGGCGGGGGCGCGGCCGGCCTTCCACGCGGCGTGCAGCCACCACCCGGTGAGCGCCCACATCAGCCACGGCCACGCCCGCACGAGCGCCCACAGCACGTACGCGAGCGCGCCGAGGACGGCGACACGGAAGATCGGGCCGAGGGACGCGCGCCAGCCGGTGAGGTCGTCGCGGCGGCCGGCGGCGACCCACCCTGTGAGGGCGTCGGCGCGCTGCTGCCACGCGCGGGAGCTGCCGCGGGTGAGCCGGTCGGCGGCCGGGGTACGGGCGGCCCACACGAGCGCGGCCCGGGCAACGAGGCGCCTCACAGCGCATCCCCGCCTCGTTCGGCGATGCCGCGGATCGTGTCGCCCGCCGCGTTCACGACGTCGGGCCAGAACGACAGCATGGCGGCGACGCCGGGCAGGAACCCGAGAATCGCGAACGTCACGAACCCGCCGATGATGCGCCGCTTTTCGAGCTTGCCCGACGACTTGTACAGGGCGATCACGCCCGCGAGGATCACGCAGGTTACGACCGCGCCCTCGGGCGTGAGCACGCCCATACGGCCAGTCGGCATGACTCCGGCGCCGCTCGTGCCGGTGACCTTCGAGACGCCCGTGCTGCCGGCCGATGACAGCAGCCCGGCGACGCCCGAGGCGCCCCATCCGAGGGCGCCGCCGATGCAGATCGTCGACAGCGAGCCGAGTCCCGCGCCGGCGCCGTAGTGCAGCAGGTCTTGCAGGTTCCGGCTGCCTTTCCACCACTTGCGGAAGTTCAGCCACAGGATGATCAGGGCGACGGCGACGCCGCCGAGGGTGAGGCCGGTCATCGGGGCACCCCCGTGAGTGCGGCGATCGCGTCGTACCACTGGAACGCGCCGAGCAGCCCGACGAGCGTCACGACCAGGACGAACAGCGGCAGCACGCCGGGCCGCCGAGAGACGCGCACGGCGGCGAGCGCGAACGGGACGAGGGCGAGCGCGTACGCGACGCCGACGGACATGTCGCGGGCCGCGTAGACGGTCGACGCCCATGTCGTCGCCACGCTGTACCCGGTCCACGGGATCGGGATCACGGCCGCGCCGACCGCGAGCAGCGCCTGCCACGGCTTGACCCTCGACGTCAGCCACGACCACAGCCGCGACCAGTGGCCCGGCTCGGGCTCGGGTTCGGGGAACACGACCTCGACGCGCACGCGGTGCTCGAGCGGGCCCGGGTCCGGTGCGGCGAACGGCATGGGGTGCGGCGCCGCAGGGGGCGGCGGGGGCGGCGGTGCGGCGCGCGCGGTGCGCCACGGCGGAAGGTTGGTCGAGCCGGCCGGGGCCGCGGGCAGGGGCGGCGCGGTCGGGATCGGCGTCCCGGCGGGGTAGACCGCGCTCGGGGTGATCTCGTCAGGCATGGATTCCTCAGCGGTACAGGCTCGCGGCGAGCGCGAGAAGCGTGAAGATGACGGCGGTGGTCCCGGCGGCCGGCCCGGCGTACAGCCCGGGGGCGTGGCGGGGAGCTTGGCGCACGAGCCCGACGAACGCGCCCGCGGTGCACGAGGCGAAGAACACGAGGGCGAACACGGCGAGCACGACGGACCCCCGGCGGTTAGAGGTAGAACCCGGAGTCGCCCGGCCGGGGCCGCGCGGGCGGCTCGGGCACGGCGGCAGGCTTCGGCGTCGTCTTGCGGTCGCGCGAGTTGACCGTGCGCACGTATCCGTCGGTCACGCGCTCGTACCCGCGGCGGTTGAGCTGCTCGGCGATCTGCGTCGAGGTGAGGTCGGGCAGCGCATCGCGGAGGCGCCGCACCGCATCGGCCGCCGAGGCGGCGCCGACGAGGACGTCGTCGACGGTGCGCCCGGCCGGCGGCTTGGTGAGGTCGACGTGCGGCTCGGGTTCGGCGTCCGGCTCGTCGACGAGCTGCTCGTCGCCCGGCTGCTCGGGTTCCGGCTCGGGCCGTACCGGCGTCGCGGGCGGCGCCGCGGCGATCGCCTCGGGCTGCTGCACCGTAATGACGAGCTGCTGCGGCTGCGGCGCCCCGTGATGCGGCTGCGCATCATCCCGCGACACCGTGAACGACGGCCGGGGCACGCGGCCGAGGACGATTGCGACGTCGAGCTCGGTCACGTCCTGGCCGTACTGCCGCAGCACGTCCGCGAGTTCGGACGGTGTGAGCTCGGGCCGCGCCGAGTGCATGATCTGGATCGCCTTGATCGGCGTCATGGCGACGAGCTCGGACGCGAGCAGATCGCCCGCGGGCCGGACGGTGGCCGGCGCAGCCTCGACGGGCGCCTCGACCGCGGGCTCGTCGCCGTCCTGGTCCCCGGTGACGTGCGCGACCGCGCGCGCCTTGGTCTGCTCCCACGCCTGCTCACCCGCGAGCAGCCACCCGAGCCACCCGAACACCGGCCACCGCATCGCGTGTTCACCGCGGGCGATCCGGTGCCGGGCGCGAGTCGCCGCCCACGACTGGTCGAGCAGCAGCAACAGGCCGGCGGTCGGGGCCGCGAACATCAGCGTCGCCCCGATACCGCCGTCGATGTGCTGCGCGTGCAGGTAGTTCAAGTACATGGAGATACCGGCTTGCAGCAGCGTCACGAGCCGCGGCCCGAGCGCGCTGCGCCCCTCGCGCACGGCCTCGGCCGCAAGGTGCAGGCAGGCAATCGCGATGCCGTCGAAGCACGCGGCGACGACCGCAGCGAGGAACCAGGGGACGCCGTACATGTCGTGCGCGACGACGTACAGGGACCACGCGACCATGCCGGCCGCGGCGGGGGCGATGATGCCGATCCCGATGCGCCAGCCGAGCCGGTCGCGCCACGTGGGCCGGGCAATGGGATTTGCGCTGATCGGCGGTGGGGCCGGTGCTGTCCGGCTACGCTTTTCCACGGTCTCTTCCTTGTCACTCTTCGCGGGGTGAGGGGGTTGGGTCCTACGCCCCGGCCGGTGCTGCAATCACCGGCCGGGGCAGCTTTGTGTCAGGCCGCGTCGGGCGTCGTCTCGACGTACGCGGCCTTGCTGCGCCACGAGGCGCCGCACGCGCCGCACCGCAGTTGCGAGTACGGCGATGGAGTGCGGCGGCCGCCGTTGAACGCCGAGTAGTTCGCGTTGCGGACGACGACCCGCCACGTCGGACGGTGGGCACGTTCTCGGCAAGTCGGAGTGGCCCCGTTGCGACCCGTGGGACGCGGCGGGTTCCACAGGGACTTGATCGCGGCGGCCGCCTCATCGACCGAGGCGAAGAACCCGGCGACGCCGTCGCGGCGCGCCGCGCGCGGCGACCATGCGGCGTAGCGGCCGCGCGTCATGGCCGGGCCCTCGTCGTTGATGACGCCCGCGTGGTCGCCGTCTCGCCACACGATCGTGGTGCCGGGGTTGTCGGTCTCGGGCAGCACGACGAACTCGCCGGGGGCGGCGTCCTGTACGGGCTGCGGCAGGGGCTCGTCGTCGGCGGCCGCGGGGGTGGCCGGCGCGGCGGCGGTGTGCGCGTCCAGCTTGACGACGCAGCGCTCGCAGCGGCCGTTGATGGTGCTGTCTGCGAACTCAGCCGTCGACCACCAGTCGTGACGGGTCGTGCCACTGCGCGGAATGACGTTCTTCCGGCACAGCGCGACGGGGTTGCCGTCCTCGTTGAGACGGAACGCGTGGAAGACGAACCCGCTGTGCGTGCTTGCCCAGATCCGGCCGTCGATGTTGACCAGCGTCGTCGTCATCTCAAGTCCCTTCCGTTCCGTCGAACCGTTGCCCGAGGTGTAGCTACACCTTAGACTGGTGTAGCTACACCTCGCAAGTGGTTCGCTCGGGAAGGGCAGAAGATGACGCAGGTAGCTACACCCGAATACAGTCAGGTCATGTCGCCGAACCAGCCGAAGACCCCGCCCCGTCAGATCCGCATCGGGAACGAGTGGTACGACTTCGAGCTCGCGGTGAAGGCACAGGACAGCGAGCGCGCATCAGTGGTTCGCGCGTTCATCGACTGGTACATCCGGCGCCCCGGTGCGGAACTGCCGGAACGGCCCGACGCGGCGTACTGGCGACGCACCGAGGCGGACAAGGACGGGGCGTAGTGCGATCACACCCGCACCTGTCGGCCGAGCGCACCGCTCTCTACCGCCTGTACGACTCCGCTGGCGCGCTGCTGTACGTCGGGATCACGCACGATCCCGTCGCGCGCTGGGGGTCGCACGCCGCAACGAAGTCATGGTGGGGCGACGTTCAGCGGCGCGTGTTGGAGTGGCACGACGACCGGGACCGCGCGGAAGTTGCCGAGGTCGAGGCGATCCGCGCCGAGCTACCTCGGCACAACGTTGCCGCCTCTCCCATCGCGCCCGGGCCGCGGGCCCTCGGTAGTTCCGAACTGCTCGTTTCCGAAGTCAAGGGCAACTTGTCGAGCGTCGCACGTCGCGTCGCCGACGGGTGCCTTGTCTGGCTCGTGGGCCGCGGCCGAGCGCGAGCGCGGCAGGCTGCCCTCGTGCCGGTCGAGATCGGCGAGCTCGTCGAGAGGGCCGGCGGCCCGGACGCGGCCGCCGAGATCCTCCGGGCCCACGCCGCGAAGTAGCCGCCCGACCGCGCGGGCGAGCCGCTGCCGCACCCGACTACGGGCGCGACAGCGGCTTTTGTGTGCCTATGCGACACGGGCCGCGGCCCGCTGCCGGCGCCGGGCCTCGGCCCGCCGGCGCCGCTGCTCGGCCGCGGCGAGATCCCGCTCGAGGGCGACGAGCTCGTGCGGCGCCACCCACGTGCGGCGCCCGTCGACGACCGGTACCGGGGCGCCACAGTCGTACCCGTTCTCACAGGTCACGGTGTCCGCATCACGGCCGCCTCGGTGCATCGTGAGTGCGGCGCCGCACCAGGGGCACGGCCGGTCGGTCATCGGGTACGCGCGCCGCTGCTCGATGCCGACAGTCCGCTCGATGCGCCGCGCCGCCTCACGGGCGATACGGGCGATGCGGTGGCGTTGCGCCTCGTCGAGCGGCAGGAACGGGCCGGCCTCGTCGTGCAGTCGGGCGAGCAGCCATGCGGCGGCCCGCGGGGCGGTGCGCTCGCCGAGGGTGTAGCGCCACCGCCGCTCGTCGGCGGCGTCGCGCATGGCGAGCAGCTCGAGGTCGAGGGCTGCCTCGTCTCCTGCGATCGCGCGGCGCGGCGGGGCGATCGGGGAGCGCTGTACTTCGGCGGCGATCTCGTCGGCGATCGAGCAGAGGGCGACCTCGACGGCGCGGCACGCATCGACGACGTGCAGGCGCAGCGGGGCGGGCTGCTCGGCGAGCACGAGCTGCTCGCGCTCGGCCGGGGCCGACGCGGCGCGGTCGAGGGCGGCCTCGGCGACGTCGTGCGCTTCGAGGGCGCGCAGGTACTCGGCCCCGGTGCGAGGGCGGGCGGTGTCGACGAGGGCGCGCAGGTCGTCCCAGTGGGTGAGGACGACGCGGAGGTCGTCGGCGGTGATGCGGGCGGGGCGGGCGGTGTGCTGCATGGTGTGCGCTCCTGGTGGTGCGGCGGGGCGTATCGTGATCACACCGCGTATGGGGCGCCCCGGATTGCTGGCCGGCATGGGGGCGCCCCACCGTCGTTTCCGGGTCAGGGCTGCGGGCCTCGCATGGCTGACTTGACGAGGTCGAGGGCCTGTTCCTCGGTGAATCCGGCGGCGCGGAGCGACTCGTACAGCTCGTGGAGGGCGACCGCAGCCTCGGCAAGGGACGTGAGCGGGTCGGCGGGGCCGTTCATGGGCGGACTCCTATTCAGCGGGGGTGCGGGGGCGGAGGGGGCCGGGGTCGCGGTGGCACGCCCACCGGCCGAGCGGCACGCATGCGGCGTGCCCGGCGACGAGCGCGACCAGGACGACGACGGCCTCGGTCATCAGGCAGCCTTTTCGGCGAGCGGCCGCACCGTGGCGGGCACCGCGGCGGCGAGCTCGGCGTCGTCGACGACTGTCGCGGTCGACGTCCACCGCAGCACCCGGCAGTCGACGCCGGGCAGTTCGGCCGCGATCTGCTCGCGCGCGGTGTGGGCGGCGGCCGGCGTGTCCAGATGGAACGCCATGGGCACCCACACCCGGACCTTGCCGCGCGAGTCGGCGTTCAGGTGCGCCTCGACGGTGTACTCGACGTCGTCCTCGGGCAGTTCGGGTATCTGCTGCTCGTTCATGCGGGGTGCTCCTGTTCGGTGTCGGCGGGGCGGGTAGGGGTGATCCGGACGGCCGTGCTGCGGGTCGGCGGCGGGTCGTTGCGGTGGCGCCACCGATGCGCGGTGCGGCGCGGATGCACGGTGAAAATCGCGGCGATCTCGACGGCGAACACGACTTGCGCGGCGTACCAGCCGAGGCGGCGCGGGGCGGGCCCGACGCGCAGGTCTTCGGCCCGCTGGTAGAGCTGTTCCCATGCCCAGTTGTCGGCGCGGTGCAGGGGCCGCACGTGGGCGGCCGCATACCCGGCGGCGAACACGCCGGCCGCGGCGACCAGGGCGACGAGCCCGGTCATGCTGCGGCCCCGAAGATCGCGGCGTACAGCGCGTCGGTACGACGGGCGAGCTCGCGCATGGGACGGTCGTGCATGCACGGGCCCGCGACGCACAGCAGCACGTCGCACGCCCGCAGCACCAACCCCTCGGGCGTGCGGCCGTTGTGCTCCTCGAACACAGCCCGCGCCACCGAGACGGCCGAGCGCTGCACCCACATGGTCGGGGTGCCGTTCGACAGCGTGCCCGTCCACACGACGTGCCCGTCGTCCACAGGCTGTGCATAGCGGCGCAGCAGCTCGCCCACCGTGGCGCCCGAGCGCATACGGCCGCTCGTCGGCAGCCGGTCGGCGCGGTCGTCCTGGTCGGGGTACTTCGACAGGTACTTGCAGCGGTCGCAGTACGCGGTGCCGTCCGGCTCATACCGCACGTACTGGGCCCACGAGTGTCCCCACCGGCACTTGCCGCTCGGCGGCGGCCCCGGCCGCAGCGCGATCCGGGCTGCGGCCCGCTCGACCTCGTCCTGCACGTGATCCGGTGCGACGCAGTGCTTCCGCTCGCACGTCGCCGTGACGTAGCCCTGCGGGTCGCGGCCGGTCCGCATTCGGAACGCGACCCCAGCCGGCGCACACGACTTGCCTCGGTACTTCATCACGGGCGTTCCGCTGCACGTGCCCCGGGAACCGGTCCACTCGACATGACCGCCGTCGACGACCCGAGTGTTCGCCGCCCACTTCTCCTCGAGGGACGGAACGCGCTGCACGATGCTCGGCAGCCCGAGCTCGCTCCGGATTCGGCCGACGACGTGCTTGTCGGCGTGCAGTCGGCGCCCGATCTCGGTGTTACTCAGCCCTTCGCGCAGCAGCCGCGCGACCGCGTCGTGCTTGGGGTGCTTCTTCACGCGGCACCGCCCTTGCGGCTGGCCGCGGGCAGGAACCGGTCGATCGCCCGGATCGCGTTCGCCTCGGCAAGGTCCCATGCGTGATGCGCGTCGGTGATGATGCGGTGCCGCTGCTCGATCAGGGCGTGATGCGCCGCGACGGCCTCGGGCAGCGAGCGGGGTTCGCGGAGGTCGACGCCGAGGTGCGCCTCGATCCGGCCGACGGCGGCCCGGTCGAGGATCTTGTCGAGCTCGGCGAACTGCGGCGCGGCGTTGTGCGGCTGCTTGTGGCGCCACATGCGGATCTCGTCGAGGGCGGCACGGCAGACCGCTTCGACGCGTGCGTCGGTCTGCTCGGGTGTGGTGATGGTCATGTGGTCCTCGCTGGTGTTCATGGCGGGCGTGTCAGAGGGGGCGCAGGTCGACGACTTCGCGGTACGGGTCGACGAGCCGAGGGGCGCGCGTTGCGGGGCGGGCGTATCCGTCGAGCGGGTTCTCGAGCTCGAGGTCGTCGTCGTACAGGTCGTCGAGGTCTTCCTCGGTGAGGTCACTGAGCGCTTCGAGGTCGTCCTCGTCCAGGTCGTCGGGGCCGAAGATGCTCATCCCAGCTCCCCGGGCTGCTCGCGGCGCCGGCCAATGCGCGGCACGTTGCCGGTGACGGCGGCGGCGATGAGTACGACGGCGAGCACGACCAGGGCGGCGGCCCCGGCGACGGATGCGCCGACGACGAGGGTCGAGCGCCAGAGGATCGCGCCGAACGCGTCGGCGAAGTCACGGATGATCACGGCTGCTGCCCCTCGACGGTGTCGCGGCGGCACGGGCACCCGGCGGCGCACTCGGGGATGCCGGGAATCGGGATGCGGCGCGGCTCGGGCTCGTGCTGCTGCGCCTCGTCGGCCCAAGCGCGCAGCGGCTCGGAGGCGTGGCACATGCAGAGGTTCATCGGGCCGCCCGAGTCCGGGCAGTCACGCTCGAACCAGTCGGCGGCCTCGGCCAGGGCTTCGCTCCGGTGCTTGCTGAGGATGTGGTCGGCGGCCTCGCGGGACCCGTAGCGGGTCGTGAACCCCCACGATGCGAACGCGTTGAGCAAGTCGGCGCGGGCGCTCTGCCCGTTGCCCGGGCGACCGGCGAACGACGGGGCCGGTCGGTCGGCCGACTCCGCTTCGGCCGCCATGGAGCGCAGCCGCTCGGCAGCCGCACCACCCTTGTACCGGTGCTCTGCCGCGTCGAACACCGTCGCATCCTCGGGCAGCGTGTCGAGGACGTCGGCGGCCGCGCGCAGCACGGCGGACCGGTCCGCGAACCCGGGCAGCGCGGCCGCGACCGCCTCGGCGAACCGCTCGGCGTCACCCTCCTCGAGCTGCCGATACGTGTCCGCGCCGGACAGCGCCCGGGCGATCGCTTCCTCGAGGACGGGGTCGGCCGGCTGCTCGTCGTCCTGGTCGAGCCACACGATCTCGGTCGCGCCCTGGTGACCGTGGATCGCCTCGACCGAGACACGGCCCCGGTCCCAGAACACGACGCTCGGGTGCTCGCCGCGCCACCGGATCGACGCCGTGCCGTCCGCCCACAGCACACCGTCGGCGACGTCACCAGTCCCACTGACACCGGACACGTCCACGCGGCGGCGCAGCACGAACCGGCGCGGCGGCGCGAGCAGTTCGTCGGCACGCACGATCCGGCCGCCGAAGAACAGCGGGCCGAGGTCAGCCTGCGTGCGGTCGTTGGTCATCGGGAGACTCCTTCGGAGACGGCCGCAAGCTGTGCTGCGGCGGGGATGTGCCAGCCCTGCGCTTCCAGATCGCGCACCGCGCGCTGGCTGGCATGACGGGCCAGAACGGCCGGATCGGCATGGGGGTACTCGACGAGCGCCTCGTAGAACGCGGCCGCGATCACCGCGGCGCACGCGTCCGCGATCGGCGGCACGTGCGGGCTCACGCGACGGCCCCCCGCTGCGCCTCATACACATCGCGGCGCGAGGGGTGCGTGCCGGTCATCGGCCGGCCACGCATCGTCGTCTGACACGGCCGGTTCGCGGCCGACCCGCACGCGGGGCAGTGCACCGCGAGCTCGGGCGGCCCGGCCGGGCGCTCGCGCTTCGGGTACCGGGCGGCTTTCGCAGCGAGGTACCCCTCGTTCGCCGGGGCGACGTCGACGGTCCGACCGACCCGGCCGACGAGTTCGGGCAGCTCGCGCGGGGCGTCCGCCCCGGTCATCACTGCCCGGTTCCCGGCACGCAACGCGGCGACGAACGCGTTTCCGTGCGGGTCGTCGGGGTCGATCTCGGGGTGATGGGCGGGCTCGAACGTGCCCACCTGACGGCGCATCCGGTCCCGGATCGTGTCGCGCCACCGCGCCGTGATGTCCTTCGGCATGACCGGCCACGCCGACTCGGCGTAGTGCCGGCCGACCGCCTCGCCCGCGAACTCGTACGGAACGTCGATCAGCGCCGACGCCCACATGTGGACCTGCGCGCGCTGCTCGATCTTGTCGGTCTTCACGACCCGGTCGTCGACGAGGCTGATCTCGCCGAGCAGCCTGATCACGTCGTTCGTGTCCATCGTCAGACCTCCCCGGTCTGTCCGAGCAGCTCCGCCAGCCCGGCGCGCTGCTGCTGTCCCTTGGTCTGCTGAGCGGCGCCGAACGGCAGGACGACCCCGCCCGCCCCCGGCGGCTCGGTGCGCTCGTTCTCGGCCCACTGCTGCCACCGGCCGCCCCACGCCACGGCGCACGCCCGGTCGTCGAGCTGCCGCTGCACGAACTTGCGGGTCACTGCGCCGAGTTGCTGCGCGGTGAGCTGCTCGCGTCCGGCGTCGGCGCGGGCGAGCTGCGCCGCGCGCACGTCGGCCTCGCCGGGCTGCCAGTCGGCCGGGATCGGCCCCGCCGGGGCCCGCCGCGGACCTGCGGCCGGCGGCTCGTTGAGCCGGGGCTGCCTCGGCCCGCCACCCGGTCCGCCGTCGCCCCCGGCGCCGCCCGCGCGCTGCCGCCGCTTCTTCTCCGCGGCGGCGCGCTTACGGCCCTGTACCTGCGCCCGCGTGTCGTTGTATTCGAGGTAGTCGTGCATGGCGTAGTCGCCCGGGGCGGGCTGCGCGCACCGCTCGTGCGGGCAGGTGTGCCCGTGCTCGTGCCACAGCCCGACCGCGACCAACTTCGCGGCCTGCGTCTTCGAGCCGTACATCTTCACGACGGCCGCGGGCACGACGCCGTCGGTCAGGTGCTGCGCCGCGTACGACCCGCAGCGCATCCACAGCCCGAGCGCGGCGTTCGGCGTCGCCACGATCTTCGGGTGCGTGTGGGCGCTGTCGTCGATGACGAACCAGGGCATCGGGTGGACTCCTTAGACGAGGGCGAGTTGGCCCTCGGCGACCGAGGACGTGCGGGCGGTGCGGGTGCGCGGCGGGCCGGCCGCGGGGGCGGTGCACTGGTGGTCGATCACGTGCGGGTGCGGGCAGTTGGCCCGGTGAGAGGGGCTGGACCACAACAGGTCGGGCCCGTCGGCCCGCTTGCGCAGGCACCAGTCGAGACGGTTCGGCTCGCGCAGCGCGGCGGCCGCGGCCGCGGTCAACTCATCGGCGTCGGCGGTCACATCGAGTGCCGCCCGCTGTCCGACGAGCTGCCGCAGAACTGTTCGGCCGCACCGGCATCGCGTGCGGCGGGCGCCGTTGCTGCTGCGCGAGTAGCGGCTCATCCGTACTGCTCGACCCGGCTGCCGGCCCGCTTGCTGTCGAGGTGCGCCTGATACTCGACCTCGGTCGGGTGCGCGGCGAGCGCCTCGGCGACGGCGTTTTCGGCGTCGACGGTGCCGGGACCGAGCTCGTCCAAGGTCTGATCCATCTTTCGGCGGCGCATCATCGCCCGCATGACCTCGGCGACGAGCTGTGCCTGCCGCTCGTCCTGTGCGACCTCGGCGAGCGTGACCCTGAGCTTTACCTGCGGGTCCTTCTCTTCGCCCTCGGCGTGCCCGGTGTACGAGGTACTCCGGAGTTGGACGATCGCGAAGACGCTCGTGCCGGGCCGCTCGAACAGCCCCCGTCGCTGCTCGGCACTGAGCGCGGCGTGCAGGAACGCCGAACCGCTGTCGACCTTCACCTCGACGTCCGCGTTCTTGTCGATCTTCGGCATGGGTCACTTCCTCTTCTTGCTGGCTTGCTGAATCCGGCGAGCGCTGCGCAGCGCGGCCGCCTTACGTACGTGGGGGTTCGGGCACTCGTCCCGCATGTGGCGCTCGGCCCGGATCACGAGCGACTCGACGGCCTCGTAACCGAGCGCGTCCTCGGCCGGCCGACCGCACGAGCACGCGAAGTCGGCGGTCGCGAGGGACTTCGCTTTCGCGTGATCGAGGCGCACCCGCAGCCCGTAGCCCGGGTACGGGCCGCAGATCGTCGGGCCGAGGCCGGTCACGGCTGCCGCATCCCGAGCGCGACGCGCTGCGGCGTCATGTCCGGCCACGCGACGACCGACAGCCGGTCGCGCTGCGCCCGCGGCAGGGTGAACAACGGGGCGCCGTACGCCTCGTGACCGGCCGCGCGCAGCCACCACGCGTCGCACTGGTCGCCGCCCTTGTCGTCGGCGAACTCGGCGCCAGCCGCGAGATAGGCGGCCGCGGCCAACTGCCCTTTGTCGGCGTTGCCCTTGTCGCACGCGAACTGTTTGAGCGTGGCCGGGGGCACGTACGCGTACGGCACGTCGGCGTCGAGCAGCGCGCCGACGACGACGCCGTGCAGCTTCCCGATGATCTTCAGGGCGGCCGCGTGCATCTTGGTCGGAAGATCCTCGATCACGGCGAGGTGCGGCCGGTGCTCGGCGAGATCCTCGGCGATCGCCTCACGAACGTGCAGGAGACGGCGGTCACCGTCCGACGCCCGGGTCTTGACCCGGTACGTCGTCCCGTCCGGCAGCGCGACGCCGGTCGACGTGATCGACAGATCAAGGCCGATCACCCGGACCCCGGCCGGGGCCGAGACGACGTCGGCGAGCGGCGACACCGCGCCCGGCGCGATTAGTCCCGCGCTCATGCCACGCCCCCGAACTCCGGGGCGAGCGGGCCGTACACCGCGCGCACGACGTCGAGCGGCTCGGACACCGACCCGTCGGCGCTGCGCATGATCGGCGCGCCCTGACGGTCGACGCTGCCGTGCCACCGCCACGACTGGTCGGTCGCATCCCGCCACGCAAGCGCGAGATCCCACGCGTGCCCGGTGCCGTCCGTCCACACCCGCGCCTCGCGGTCGAGGCTGCCCGCGTGAGCGTGCAGCGGCTCGGCCGGCCGCTCGTGCTGCGGCTCCGGCTCGCGGCGGCACGAGCCGACACCGTGCTCGGCGACGAGCTGCCGGGCGACGCTCATGAGCAGCGCGGCCGCGCCGACGGTGCACATGTCGCCGAGCACCTCGACCTTGCCGTCGGTGCTGAGCATCACGACGACGTGCTGCTCGTCGAGGTCGACGAGCCTGATCCCCTTACTCATGCTGCATTCCCCTCGGTATCGGTCTCGGCCCACGGGCGCAGCGGCCACGCGCGGTCGACGCGCGCCTCGGGGTCGGTCTTGCGGAAGTGGGCTTCGAGCCCCGCGGCCTGGTCGGCGGCGAGCTCGATCTGCCGGGCGTGCAGCTCGGCGAGCGACAGCCCGGCGAAGTCGCCGTAGCGCGGCCGGCGAACCGTGCGGATGCGCTCGGGCCAGTCGTCGCGCGGCATGTGCGCGAGCGTCCCGATCCGGTACGCCACCCGGGCAGCGAGCACCGCGTCGTACGCGGCACCGTGGGCGCCGTCGTCGTCCCACGGCAGTTCGTAGACCTGCGCGAGCGTGACGAGCTGCCGGGCGCCCTGGTCTTTCGACGGACGCTTGCGGTACGGGTCGGCGTGCTGATCGAGCACCCGCGTGTCGATCACGTGCAGCGGCGTCTCGCCGAGCCGGTCGAGCAGCGTCGGCACCTCGTAGCGGCGGCACTCGCGGTCGAGCAGCGTGAAGTCGTACGGCGTGTTGTGCCCGACGACGGCGACCCCGGCGCGCACGTACTCGGCGAGCACGTCGGCGATGTGGTCGACGCCGCCCGGCGCGGGCTCACCCTTGGTGCGGGCCTCGTCCGTCGTGATGCCGTGCACGGCCGTTGCCTCGGCGGGGATCTCGACGCCGGGGTCGAGCATCCAGTCGCGCGGTTCGACCGGCTCGCCGCCGCCGAGCCCGTACGCCGCGGCGGTCACGATGCGGTCAGCCTCGACGTCCGTGCCGGTCGTCTCGAGGTCGAACGCGCACAGGCGCCCGAGGTGCCATGCGGTCATGCCGCACCCCCGCCGGGCTGCGCGACGGCCGGCCACGCGGTGGGCGGCTCTGCGTTGCCCTCGTCGACGACCTCGGCGTCGTACACCCCGTCGTCGTCCGGCACGGCCTCGTCGTCCTGGTCGTCGTCCTCGACAACACCGGTCCGCGGGTCGATCCCCTTCTCGATGTCCGCAGCGATCTGCATGAGATCGCGCGACAGCTCGTCGGACCCGTCGCGGGCAACGTGCCCCGCCTCGTTCGCCCGTCGCCACACCTGCCGCACCTCGTCGGCCGTCGAGCAGCCGCGGGCGTCGGCAAGGTAGTCGGGCCGCTCGACCGGGGCCGCCGCGATCGCCGGGCGGTCGAGGGTGCTCGGGTCGAGCGCGGCCGCCATGGACAGCGGGCCCGACAGGGCTTGGCGCAGCGACGGAATGGCGGGCACGACCATGACGACCGGGAAGTTCTTCGTCTTCCCGCGACGCACGACCGACCGCTGCTCGATCCACACCCGCAGCGGCATCGGCGACTTGCCGTCGGTCGCCGCGAGCACAGCGTCGATCCCGCCCGCCATGGCGTCGGCGGCGTAGTAGCTGTGCGTCTCCAGCCGCCAGACGCCGAAGTCGGGCAAGTCGGCCAACATCACGTTGATACGCGACGTCGGCTTGCACACCGACCCGGCCGGCTGCTCGTGCCACGCCTCACCGTGCTCGGCGAGACACAGGCACGGGCGACGGGTGAATTCCTCGGTGATCCCGTCGCACCGCCGCGCACAGCCGCCGCCGGTCCACAGCTCGTTTGCCTGCGACAGCGGGTCGCCGGGCGGCAGGATCGCGCGCAGCTCGCGGGCCTGCGTAATGACCCGGTGCTGAGCGATCTTCTGGCCCTGCGGGGTCCATGCCTCGGGCTCGCCGCCGTACAGTTCGGCGGCCCGTGCGATGTAGTCCCGCGAGTGCGACGAGAGCACGAACGTCTCGGAGCGGACCGGGCGCGGCCGCTTGCCGTTGCTGGGCACGCTGTAACCGGTGCGGATGCGACCGAGCTCGGCGCCCTGTCGCTTCATGGTCATGATGCGCGATCCCATGGGTCACGCTGCCTTTCGCTGGTCTGCGCCCGGCGCCCACGGCGGAACGACCGTGGGGTACTCCGAGGGCACTTCGTTGAGGTACTGACGGGCACGCATCGCGCCGAGGAATCCGCGGAACTCCGCACGGCCGGAGGGAACTTCGATGAACCGGTGCGATCGCGGCCGCAGGTTGAGCAGCGCCGTACGGTGCACCCGCGGCGCGGGCTCGCTCGTGTCGTCCGGCAGCAGCCACTCGGGCGCGTGCCGCAGTGCGGCGAGCTGCAAGGGCTGCTCGTCGTAGACGGTGTCGTCCGGCTTCACGGTGCCGTCCGGCTTCTTCCCGCTCGTCTTGTAGTCGACGAGCCACAACTGCCGCCGTCGGAACCGGCCGGTCGGCAGCCAGATCCACAGATCGCCCGTGCCCGCGTATCCCGCCTTGCGGTGCATCACGGTCGTCTCGACTGCCTCGACGTCGCGGCCGAAGTCGACGCGCCACAGGCGGAACCATGCCGCCAACTGCACGGCGAACGGCTCGACTTCCTCGTCGTGCGGGTGCGGGGTGTTCAGCACGAGCGACACGGCCCGCACGTGCACCCGCGTCCCGAGGTTCTTCGCCCGCTCGCTGTACTGCCGTGAGACCGCGATGAGTTCCTTCCGCAGCTCGGTCGGCTCGGTGCGTGCCCGGTGGGCGGTCGCGATCGGGTCGGCGATGACGGCATCGGCCGTCATGCCGGCCGCCCACGGCACGAGCGCCGGTTTGTGGATCGAGCCGAGCGCGTTCGTGACGCTGATCAGGTCCGGGCCCCCGGCGGGGTCGCGGTAGTAGCGACCCCGCTCGGTGGCGACGGCGTGCTTCGGGTCGGTCACTCGGCACCGCCCGGCCGGTCGGAGTTGAGCAGCGCGACGAGGTACTCGGCGAGCGGGTACGTCTCGACCTCGAGGACCGGCTCGGGACAGCAGTTGTAGACCGTGCCGTCGTCCTCTTCGTGGCCCTCGTCGGGGCACACCGGGGCGATCCCGGACGGCATCTCGGTGCCGTCGGTGCTGTAGCACGTGCGCCACTCGGGCCACGCGTCGCCGATCATGAGCTTCAGGTACTCGCGGGCGGCGGTGCGGGCGTCGTCGAGTCGAGTCATGCCGCACCGCCCTCGGCGAGCGAGCTCGCGAACAGGTCAGCGTCGCGCTTCGTCGGCAGCGACTTGGTTCGGCGGCGGCCGTTCTGCTGCCACCGCACCCGCCAACCGACGAGGGTCGCCTCGGTACGGATCGACGTCGCCGGGCCGGGCACCTCGGCGGGAACGCCCCGCTCGGTCCGGAACTCGGCGACCGACTGCTCGCAGCACACCGGCTCGCCCTCGACACTGTGCTCGTCGAGCCGCGACTCGGGGTCGGCCGCCTCGTCGGCGGTCAGTTCCTCCCACCCGAGCCCGCAGTGCGAGCACGTGTGAGTCTCGGTGCAGGCGACGCGGCCCTCGATCACGTGCGGCATGCGCAGCAGCTCGGCGAGCAGCTCGACGCAGCGGCGCTGGTAGTCGCCCTCGACATCGCCGCTCGCGAGCCGGTCGCTCACGGACGCGAACCCGAGGGAGCCGAGGCGGCGGGGCAGCACGACGACCTCGATCGGGCCGGAGACGGCGACGAACTCGGCGAGCTCGTCGACGCCGGCGAGCCCGAGGTCGGCCGGGCGGCGGGGCGTGATGGTGACGATCACTCGCCACTCGTCGCGATAGGTGTTCTTCATGCGGCCGCACCGCCCTTGCGCGGGCGCGGCATCGCAGCCTGTACGGCCTTGCGCACGCGGCTCATGGACGGGTGGCGCAGCTCGCAACACTGCGGGCACGTGCGGGGGTTGTGGCGCTCGCTCATGCGGCCGCACCGCCCTCGACGTGCTGCCGCGGGATCGACGGCGACGGGGTGTGCGCGAGCAGCCGGTTCGCGAGCCGCAACACCTGCCAGCCGTACACCGGCAACTTCGTGCCGACCACCGCGGTCAGGTCGGCGACGAGCGCCTCGAACTGCGGCTCGGTCACCTCGTGCGGGTCGGCCGGCCGCCCCTCGGCGACCTCGTCGAACCGGTCGCCGTACTCGTCGCCGAGCAGCGCCTCGAGGACGTGCTGCACGACGTGCTCGACAAAGTGCTCGACGTCGAGGGTCACGCCGGTAGGGATCGGCTCGACGTAGACGCGGAAGGGGCCGTCAACGGCCGCGGTGCGCTTAGGCATTGGCCACCGCCCGGCGGACGTCGACGAGGACGGCGTCGCCGTCGACGACGGCGGCGTGCACGAGGATCGCGACGGTCGAGCCGTTCGCGCGGGCCGGGGTGGTGGTGCTCAGCGTCCACAGCGACGCGCCGTCGGCGCTCGGGCCGCGGTGGATCTCGCCGCCGAGGTGGAACATCCACGCGCTGAGGTCGTCGACGTCGTTGACGGTGATGTGTACGGCGTCGGGGCGGGCGACGAGCGTCGGGGCGGGGAGCGCGAGGTACGAGAGCGTCGTCTCGACGGCGTGCCTGTTGTCGCTCGTCAGCTCGTAGTCGCTGCGCGGTGCGCGGGTAGTCTGTGCGATCACGGCGATCGCCTCACTTTCGGATTGGTGGGTGAGGGGTTGGCCGAGGGGTCGTGTTCGGGGTCCAGCCCGAAGCGGCCCCGTCTTCGTCTAGGCGGTGGCGGCGAGCTCGATCTGCGCGGCGTGCCACGCCTCGCACTTCGCGAGGGAGAAGCGGCGGCCGCGGCCCGCGAACGGCTCCTCGGGCATGCCGGCCTCGATCCACTGGCGGATCTGCCAGTCGGAGACGCCGTAGTACGTCTCGATCTCGCGCTGCGTCAGCAGCGGCACAAGGCCGGCGGGCAGCGTGGTGACTCGGTCAACCTTCTTCGGCATCGCGACTTGACCTTTCTACTGTCACAGTCAAATGTGAGGGCATGGCGAACAGGTCTTGCAGCGGCGCGGGGGTCCTTTCGTGCAGCGCTTCGGCGATGACCCACGCCGTCCGCCAGTCGCAGGAATCGCGGGAGGTTTTCCCGCGCCCTACGAGGCGGCCGACGGTGGAGCTACTCACTCCCTTGCCTTTCGGGTCGGCCCGGCGGGTCGCGTCGGCAAGTCCAGTGATGGACAGGCCGGCGGCCTGCATGGCGTCCCGTAGTGGCTGGCCGTCGCTCTTGCGGTGCAGCTTGGGCATGTGGACCTCGTGCCGGGTGATGGCTGTGAGTCGCTCCGAACCGAAGCGATGTGACGTTTCTACAGTCACAGTCACAGCCTTGTCAACGAGAACGGCCGAGACTCGCCGGGTGACTGCGGGGTAACCTGCGGTACTCGAAAACTTGTTCTACAGTCGTGGCATATGCACATCGGGGAGCGCACAGCGGGGAGGCTGCGTGCGCCCCTAAAGAACACGCCAAAGCTCCGCCGGGCTTCTACTTTCGCTTGCGAAAAGTAGAAGGTGGGCGGCACTCTTATGCCCGTGAACGACACGGACACCGAGACATTCGCGCAGGTACTCGCCGAGCTGATGACCGCCTACAAGGTCAACGGCTCGGACGTCGCGCGCGCGATCAACGGTTCCCCGTCCACCGTGAGTACCTGGCTCGCGGGCAAGCGGACCCCGCGGGATGACGCGATCCGCCAACTGTCCTCAGCGTTCCCGAAGTACTCGGTACAGCGGCTCACCGCAGCCGCCGGCCGCAAAGCGCCGGCGCCCCTATCGCCCGACGCGAAGCAACGTCTGCTCGACGTCTTCGACCAGCTCACCGAGGATCAACAGCGGATGCTCGAGATTCAGGCGACCGCGCTCGCGGACAGCAACAAGCACTCTTCCTAGCGGCCCCGTACAACCCCGACGGCGGTTCGAGAGTCTCCGCTAAGTGGAGCCAATCACTCACGGTGAGGCTACCGGCACAGAAGTTGCCTAGAGTGGCTGCATATTCCACGGATACGCGGTAGCTTCGAGCGCGTGCCCGAGTCCTCCCCCTCGAGCGGACCAGTAGTCAGCCATGCCTTCGGGGGAGCCCATGTGTATCCGTGTCCAGTACGCGCCGCGCCTTGAGCTCGACGAGCCGTACGACGCGGCAAGGGGCCTGATCACCATCCCGAGCGAGCTGCACGACCCCTACGTGCTCTGTGCCGTTCGCGCCGTTCTGGCCGAACTCCACATCGCACAGGGCCGTCACGGTGCACGCTGCTGGTGCGGGGAGCCGATAGCACTGCTCCCCCGCGTACCGCAGCAGCGACGACACTCTGAGGTGATCCCTTGACGCCGATCACTCCGGCCTCGACGAGGCCAAATACCGACTCGACAGAAGTGAGGCACCGCCATGCCTCGTAGAGCATCCAACAACCCCCGTCAGCTCCGCTCGAAGTCCTGCGGGTGCGCCCTGTGCCTCGAGGAGTTCCCGGCCGAGCAGCACGGGGAGCGCAAGCGCCGGCGCGACTGCATCGGCTCGTGGCAGGCCCGGTACCGCGACCCGGCCGGGAAGCAGAAGGCGAAGAACTTCGCGAAGAAGGGCGAGGCCGACGACTTCCTCGACGACGTCCGCACTCGCGTCCGGCGCCGGACGTACAACGACCCCGTGCGCGGCGAGATCACGCTCGCGGACTGGTGGGACAAGTGGTGGCCGAGCCAGCCGAAGCGCGCGGTGACCACGACGAACCGCAAGGTCTCCAACTGGACCGTGCACATCAAGCCGAAGTGGGGCGCATGGAGGCTGTGCGACCTCGAACACATGGAGTTGCAGAACTGGCTCACGAACGAGGTCAAGGGCTACCACACGAAGAAGAAGTGTCTGGAGCTCTTGAACATGATGCTCCGCGGCGCGGTCAAGGACGGGAAGCGCATCCCGTTCAACCCGGCCGCCGAGGTCGACCTCGAGGCGGCGCCGAAGAAGCACGCCGACGAGCTGCGGCCGCCGACCAAGGAACAGTGCGCGCTCATCCGTCGGCACATCCCGATGTACTACCAACCCATCGTGGTCTTCCTCGAGGAGACGGGGTTGCGGTGGGGTGAGGCGACCGGGCTGCGGTGGGAGCACGTCGATCTCGAAGCTCAGCACTTCAAGGTGAAAGAGGTGCTCAGTGAGGACAACGGGAAGCTGTTCCGGAAGGCTGCGCCGAAGTCGGTGGCCGGGTTCCGGACGGTTCCGCTCACCCCGGCCGCGGCCGACGCCGTCCGCACGATGGTGAAGCGGTGGCGACCCGCGGAGACCGTGACGCCGATCGGCGACGACCCGTACAAGCTCGCCCCCAAGGAGCTCGTGTTCCGCGGCCCGCAGGGCGGTGTACTCACGCGGCACAACTTCCGTCGCACGTGGGTGCCCGCCATTCAGGCGGCCGGCCTTGCGCGGGAGGTGACGAACCCGGAGACGGGCCGTACGGAGTGGTGGCCGCGGGTGCACGATCTGCGGCACGTGTTCGCGACGTGGCTCAAGGAACTCGGGATCGACGAGAAGGACACTCAGACCGTCATGGGGCACGATCGCGGCTCGAAGGTGACGTGGATCTACCAGCACTCGCCCGAGGACGTCGCGGCGAGGGTGCGGGCGGTCATGGCGCCTGAGACGGCCGGTGTTCGAATGCTCAGGGCCGGTTGA